AAATCTCGGACGGTGTACGGCCCGAGATTTCAGCCCATCTGAGTTTACTAGCCGTCAACCGCGCTTCGATGGCATCCAAAGTCGAGCGGAAGTTGGCGACTACCAACGTCGGTCGCGAACGCCCTTCGAGGAGTTCCATCATCGCGTCAAGCTTGCCAGAACCGACCCCGGTGTCGGAAGCAGCTTCGAGCGCGGTTGAGATCTGCCGTAGCCGTGTCAACAGGCCCCCGTGCGACCATGCCGCGATCGGCTCCCCCGAGTCGAGAAACGTGAGCATGGACCGTTTGAGATCGTCATAGGCTTTCTGCTGCTTCGGGACCATCGGCACGATGTGCAGTTGCTCGGCTCCCATGAGCGGTGGTAGTTCGGTCAGCACGTCGTCTCGCAGGCGCCGAATCCACAGGTCTCCGAGTTCGACCTGACGGAAGTCTTCCCAATGGATACATCGGTCGGGATGCGCCGAGCATTCGCGGTCACACGCAGAGAGCTCGCCCGTGCAATGCCAGTCGGAGAAGCTCTGTCCGTTTTTCCCTTTCAGCGCGATGACTTTGAACCATTTCTGAACCCAACGCCAGTAGGCGCCTAGCGGCCCACCTCGATAGGCATCCTGCGGCCGGAGGATACGCAACAGGGAGAAAAGTTCAGGTGCCCAATTGGGGATCGGTGTACCTGAAAGCAACATGACTCGATCGGCATGCTTCGCCAGGGTTTCTGCTGCTGCGGTCCAATGTGCTTTGCGGTTCTTCAGGTGATGGGCCTCATCGAAGACGACCGTATCCCAGTGTCTACGCAAATTAGGAACGAGGGTGTCTGTCCATTTGCCGCCAGATTTCACGATTAGTTCATGATACGAGACGTTGGTGATGTCGAGTCCGGGGCGCCATAGGTCGCGTTCGTCGCGCCATATCGCCATGTCTCGGATAACGGCGGGTGCTACTACGAGGGTCCGCCCTTCGGCGGCTAGTAGCGCCTGTCGTGTCTTCCCGAGTCCCGGTTCATCCATGTTAAAGACGAGCGGCCGAGCTCGCATGAACTCGATTCCACGATCTTGATACTCGAACACGGGGTCAAACCGGACGGGTGTCGGGAAGACCAGGAGGGTCATCCGGACCGTCGAAAGGGATCGCCCGGTTTCGATCCCATTGGTCAAGTTCGCGGACAAACCAGGGTCCGAAATATTCCATACCCTTTTGGTATGCCTCAATCGCTCGGTTCGCGTCGATGCCAAATTGAACGACGATGTTTGACAGTGTTTCGGCCGATGGCAGTCTCTCACCTGAACAAAGGCGAGATGCCATAGAATCCGACACCCCAATCATGTCGCCTATCTGTTTGTTGGTGAGTGCCATACTCCAACGGTAGCACATCATATTGCCCGTGGGTCAAGCCGACCGGTCACGGTCTGTCGCCTTGTGACCAGAGTCCAGTTCGCTCGGCCTGACGATTCCGTGCTTGTTCGATTTGACGTGCTAGTTCGGTACGAGATGGAATCGGCCGATTAACAAACTGCCATTCAGTCTGATTCTCATTTACTGTGCTACGCCACCACACATCCCAAGAGACTGCTGCTGTATCAATGTCTCTATCTTCGGTCACGTAAGCAGACATTTCTCGTTCGCGCTCTTGTTCCCGCTGGCGCCCTTCATTTATACGCCGTTCACTTGTGCAATGATTACACGGGCAATACACTCTCAACCCAGATACCGGCGGCACATTTGGACGATCAAAGTTACGAACGTAGTTCGGGTTTTCCTCGGGCGGGTTCGCGACGGCACCTTCATATGAACCTAGCTTCGCGTTAAGCTTGTCAGCAGCTTTCCACGCGCGTTCCTCCGAGCTCGCGTAAGCTTTTGTCGGCGGCTTCCCGATCAACACGTCTTCGCCCGTAGCCGGGTCGAACGTGAGCAAATCGAGATAGTGAGAGAACGAGATGACACACCACACGTCAGGCGCCGCCCACCTTGACGCGAGGCGGGAATCCGGAGAGACGACAACGTAAGTCATAACACCCATGATCCCAGCACCTTGACCTACGGTCAAGCTTGACCTACGGTCAAACGATGAGACGTCGATCCGAAGTGGTCCCGACCAAAGTTGCCGATGCCCCTATCAACGATCCTGACACCCGACACGACAACGGCCACGGTATCCCCCGGGACGCGGTCGAGCGGCGGACCATCGCCCAGCTACAGGTCAAGATCGCCGTTCTGTCCGCGAAGCGAGCTCGCGCAACCGGCCAACGTACCGAGACCTCGAAGGCTCGTAACCGGAAACTCTGGTAAGCCTCCAACGCCAATAGCCCCCGGGAACCCAGAAACCGGGGGCTATCAGGCAGGATCGGGACTGCACCGTGAGCGTAGCGCACCGAGCAGACGGCACTAGTCCCGGTGAACTAGGGCGTCCGGTACCACCGCCACGGTGTCAGGACGGTTCGTAATTGCTGCCGTGGCGACCGTGAGGGTCCGGCGGGACCTCGTAGCTCCCAGGAGGCGAACCTGTAAACGAGTCGATTTCTTGAGTGGTGCTCGGGTCCGGTGCCGGCGGAACCTCGTCGACGACGTCCCGACGTCGCGCAGCAGCCTCCGGGGGCGCCGTGTCCATGTACGTGATCCGTTCGTTGGTGTACTCCGTAGGGTTCTGATCGAACCCCGGCGGGTACTCGTCCACCCACGTGCGGCCGAACGCTTCCGTTGTCGACACCGGCGGCTCGGGTACATCCATCGCTTCCCTGAAGTCGGTAGTTGTAGCCGGCAATGTCCGGAGCAGTTCCACCACGAACGCGGACGCCAACGCCCGGTAGTCGATCTGAACCGAAGGCCCAGGAGGCGCCGTGTCCGGGAGGCGTGACAGAGCGGCTTGAATCGCCTGTACTGCGTCGTTGATGGCTTCAACCCACGCGCGCACTTCAGCGGTTGAAAGCCCAACCAAACCGATCGACTTTGCGAGCTCGCCGATTGCGGCGGTAGCCACCGCGTTCTGATTGAAGTCCTCTTGTGCGAGACGCAACGTCTCCCGCGATGTACCCTGCCAAGCGCTCTGGCCAGGACCCGTGCCCTCATTCAATACGTCGCGGAAGATCTGCTTCAACTCATCTGCATTCATGTCCTCGAAGTCTCCGATCTCAAGCCATTCGTTGACAACTCGGTTTGAATCGACATCGCCCGTAATACCGCGATGGGACCCGGTAGAGGTGAACTGCCGAGCGACCACCATCTGTCGAGACCAACCGGGAGGCAACACCACCTGATCGTCCGGTGTACTGTCATACAGCGAAATATGAAGATGCCGCCACTCTTCCGGAAGGTAGCTCGCCTGAAGTCGAGCGGGCTCCAAGTACCACCGACCCGAGTAGATAGCCCCACGCGGATAGCCGTATTGGGCCATAGCCGTGCAGAACTCGACAGCATGAGCGCGAGCTCGCCACCACTCGGTAGACGGGCCGAGCCCTGTGTCCTCGACATCCAAACAGACCCAATCCCGGGCGGGGTCGAATCCGCCGATACGTTGCAAAGTTGCTACGAAGAACGCAGCTTCATTGAAGCCTGTCGAGCGGGAAGGCGTCGCGTAGTGGTAGACCCCGCGACGCAACCCGTAGGCGCCTGCGCTATGCCACTGCGCGGCGAAGTACGGGTTCACGTACGAAGTACCTTGCGTGGCCTTTATCATCAGCCGATCGGGGCCACTGGCCGTGTAAGCCTCGATACTGACGGCGCCTTGCCAGGATGAGATGTCAGCGAACGGCGAAGGCACGCGAGCTCACCCACGAGCCTTGGTGCACACCTTGCATGAGCACTGATGAACCGGGGCGGCAGCGTAGTGCTCGCGGAGGTAGTCGCTCGTGTTCTTCCGGGACTCGGGCCTTTCCGACAACCCTCGGGCACGCAACGTGCGGGGTCGGGGGTCGCGGTTCGTGTCGCGGGTTTCGTGACTCATGGGATTCTCTTCTCCGATCGGGCTGTAACCCTCATCATCCCCCGCGTCTTGCCCCATGGTCAAACCTTTCTCGGGTTCTTCTGGTTCTTGACGAAGGCTTCCCGGCGAGCCGCCACCGCCGCGTCACTCATCTGCCGGTTGCGCGCTTTCCACGCGCTGAAAGCTGCCCGCGTCGCCGCGTTAGGTTCGGTGTCTTCGAGGTCAGCTCGGACCTTCGCTTTGACCCGGTCGTGCAAGCTTGACGTCTCAACCTCGATCGGAGGCACACTCGCCAATATCAGATCGATTTCGCCGGGGCGGGTGGCGCCGTCCGGATCCGGGGGTATGTTTTGGTTGGTCTCAGGATTTGTGATTGCCGAGTCCGGTAGTGGTCGCGTCATGACGTCGTCCGTAGACTTCCCTCGATCAGGAGAAAATCGTTCGCCGCCCACGTGATGGGCACGGTAGCCGCCCATCCCACCGAGCTCGGGCCGTAGATACGGTCCATGAACGTTCCGCCACCTGCTTGTAGCTTGATTCGGCCGGTGTAACCGGTCGCTGCACTGTTGTCCCACGCGAACGCTGACATGGTCTGGGTGAACGCTGTTCCGTCACCTGAGAGACCCCCCGGCAGAGTCAACCCGAGAGTGCCGACCGCCGAACCGGTACCGAACACAAAGATGGCGTGCACATCGATCGAGTTCGTTCCGACCCGACGCCAGTAGCCGCTTACTTGGCCCGCGCCAACCGTGACATTGGCGAAGACGGGAGTAAACGGGGTCCAACCCGAAAATGCGTCGCCTGCTCTGATGATGTTTCCCGCGTAAGCTGCCATTCTGACCTACCAAAGAGAGAGGTAACGAGCGCGACTGTTCGGGTTACGGTTGTCGTGGACGGGCAGTAGGTTCGACCACACGTTATTCTGGTTGGTGTCGTTGAAGTAGACCTCGGCATACATCAGACCAATGGCCTTCAGATGGTTGAACCATTCTTTCATCCATGTAAAGAAGTCCGGGTTATCCTGGCCGCCGTCTGCGAGCTTGTTAACCGCGCCGTTCAGTCCCCACTCTGGGAAAATCATCTGCTTATTGTGCAGATCGGCGAAGGCTTCCCAGTACTTCGCCCGACCCGTGACCGTGTTCTCACGGTTGTTGATTGCGTTGTAGCCGATGGCGCGCGGGTAATGATCGTAGATGTCAAGGCCGATGTAATCGACGTATGAATCTCCGGGCCAGCAATCTGTTGAGTTGTGGCTCGGCGGATTCTGTGAGTACCCGGCGTTCATGGTCCAAGCGAACTTAGCCGCCGGACGCGTGATTCGGGTTTGCGTCACGATACGCGCGAATGCGGTTCGCCACGCTACCGCGTTGGTTGCCGAATGCGGGAACCAGTTGCCGTTAAATTCCCATCCAATCTCCGTGATCGGTTCCGCCATCCCTCGCGCGACGTAGGCGTTAAGGGAACGTCCCCACTGTTGCCAATGCCCGTCATACGCACCGGAGTTGATGGCGGCTGCCTGCGCACCCATTCCGGCGATGCCGGTTGGTGTGAACGGTTGCGCGATGACAACGACCAACCGTGGATTAGTCCAGTTTCCGAGCACGTATCCTGGTTGTACGATTTGATCCCAGCCGCCGTTACGCACCGTGTAAGTCAATGTCGAAGTGACCTCGACACCACGGAAACTGGTATTCCAATAGTCGACGTTGGGTTGTGTGTACTGTCCCGCCACCTCCGGACGCACAGCACCGGAGAACCACCCGTATGACGTCCCGATAGGGTCCGGGTCCGGCGGCGGCGGCGGCGGCGGCGGGTCGACCCCTTCCGCGAGGATTTCGATTCCCATCACGACAGCCGCGTTATTTGTGCTTCCCGCGAGAGAGAACGCGATGGTGCAGATCCCCGAGGCAGGGATAGTGGTTGCGTACGTCTTGATGAGCTGTGCAAAGGTGCCGTTCGCTTCGTCGTACACGTCAAGGTTGTCGGAGACCAGCACGCCGTTAAGCGTGACGTCGAACTGGCGGTAGCCGTTGCCGGGGGTACCGGCGAAGTTCTCCGAAAAGTAGAGCTTGACGGTCGCTGCACCGGCAGGCACGAACGGGATGGCGTAGTTGAACGCTCCCCACCGTTCGGTTTTGAGCATCTCATCGTGTTGGGTGCCGTAGCTTGGTGCGCCCTGATTGGCGACCGTGCCTCCGGTGAAATGCTGGTCTGCCGCCCAGACGACGCCATCTGGCCCCGTGTACTGCGGCCCACCCGCGTTGATGCGGATAACAGTCGTAACGCCGGGGTCGGGAGGTGGCGGTTCGTCAGGTAGATCAGGTTCGATGAAACCAACCAATACGTCATCGCCGAGTGCGTAGTGTACCGGTTGGTAAACGTGTATTGGTTCTTCCGGGACGTGGCTCTTGATTACGCCGTTGACCGACCGGGTGACAATGAACTCTTGTGTAGTCAGGTCACCACTGAACGAGGAGCTTTGACCGGTCACTGAAATGACGGTCATTCGTTCGCCACCGATGACGACGTCGAACGGGAAGTCGCCTACCGTCTGCCATTGCGGCCCGGTCTCTGTCCGAACGATAAGGACAAAGTCGGTTTCGTTGATGATGTTTACGAGCGATGATGCCTGCGAGTCGTATCGCGAGCTCGCAGCATCGTACACACCGACGCGGTATGGCGAATCCGGAGCACAGTTGATATCGATCGAGTGCGTGTGTCCGCCGAGCGTTTCGGAGAACCCGAGGGCTATCTGCTCAATATCGTCGGGCGGAAACCGATCGGGTGTGTTTGTGATGACAAGCTTGTCACCTACGTCTAGCTGCTTCACGCGCTTTGTGAGCTCAGGATTTGACACAAGCTGCGCGCGCTCCAACAACACCGATATCGTGGGGTAGCGAGCTTCGTCGACGGTGCCCATGTGGACCCGCCATGACGCCTGATCGACTAGTTGTTCATCGACATTGAGATTGATGGTAGGGGTATCGTCGTACCGACCGATTTCCGGTACGGAAAGTTCGGGTACCGTTATGTTGCCGACGTCGTTCGCGCTTCGAGCGCTAGATCCGTTTCGACGGGTCACGGTGATGTCGTTACGAGTGCGTCGGTCGTCTTCGATCGGAGAAATACCGGTGAGTTGTTCTAGCGAGTAGTCGAAAGTGACGGCAGTTCCACCGAACGACGATTGCGCGTACATGCTCGCGCGCGTGCGATAAGCAAGCCCGAGGAAATCTCGCGGTTCGTGAAGGATACCTAGATCGGCATCGGCTGATTCGGTCAGCAGATTGATGAGCGTATCGGGTAGCTGCGGCCCAAGTATCACCGAATCTGTGAAGCTACCGATGATGGAGATTGGTACTTTCTCCTCGGTGCACAACCTGTAGATCCGAGCTGCCGCGCGCTCTCCTCGATGTGCGTTCAGTTCCGCCGAGAGGTCAAAGAGCGAGATAATCTCCCGATGAACTGAGATATGACCGATGGCCACATCGTCCAGAATCCGCTCGTGATTGGAGTCGATGCGGGTGATGCGACCTAGCGTGGTGGCAGGTTCGATGGCGGTAAGGAAATTACCAATTACCGCACCTACTTCGAGTGTATGAAGAAACCACTCGACGCCCGTCCCGTTTTGCTGTAGACCGATGGAAACCCGTAGCAGCTTTCCGTTGACAGCAAAGGCCGATAGTCCGGAATCGACCACGATTGACAGCCCCGCGTCGAAACCCAGGAACCGCAGATCTCCCGCCGCGTTGACATGCAGTTGCCACAACACGACTTGACTGTCTCGGGTCCAGATTCGGAAGACGCAACGCTCACTAGGAACTCCTCCCGGGGGTACATGCATCACAAACCAGGCTTGCATCTCGCCTGACACGTCAATGTAGGGCGGAACAAACCCGAGGACCATTGCCTCGTTAAGGTGCGGTAGCGGTTTCGAGCATTCAAAAGCCGAATCGGTCGCAAACGTTGGTGTGCCATTGGAAATCATCGGGGGATAGTCGGCAATGGCACTCGCAAAGGCCGACGCGCCCTCTTCGTCTTCGAGCGGCCAATAGCTGATAAGAGCGGCGCCGAGCGACTCGATCCCACGGCGAAGGGTGGATTTCAACGGGCTTTCACCTTGCCCGATACGCCGTAGGGTGCCACTGGACACAGCCGGTACGTAGGCGTCAGTGCCCGTGAGATCCCAACGCTGGGGCCACTCGGCGACAGCACCGAAGTGACGATCGTCGCGTCCGCTGATTTCCGCCGAGCCCGCTAGGCGCCAGATGTTCCCCTGCGCATCCGCGAAATAACGAGTGTCGTTCGCTTGTGCTCCGAAGTCTGGCGAGGCACGAAGTGTTCCGTTGATACCACTGTAGATCCGAGCTCCGTAGAACCGCCCGTGCGCGGCTCCAGGATGCGCGCTCGAATAGCCGCCGAACCACACTTCAGCAGCACTATCGAAAATCGACGTAGTACCGGCGGTGACTACAGGGGCGCCTAACTGCGACCATGGCCCGTCAAGGTTGTCGGCAATGTAGAACATGACTGTGTTCCCGCTCGCACCGTTGTTGATATCGAGTGTCGCGCGGATCGTCTTGCGCCCGTGGTGGGGAAGTGGAACGGGCTCGGTTGATTTTGCGCTAATCATTGACGTACCGGTAGCCGACCAAGACAGCCACACATAGCCTTCGTAGTCCGAAACCATGTAATAGCTGTTGTCTGCTGTGCCAAGGACTTTTGCAATCAGAAGCGTGTTCAAACCCTGCCAGGAAGTGAGTTCGACATCAACCCTGAGATCGAGATCGCCCGTCACTGACATCCCGGAAGAGTCGAGCGCGAAAGCGTAGTCATGAGAGGCCCGGTTGAGAACGAGCGCGGATTCATCCGCTGGCACACTCACGCGGTGCGGGGTGTTCCGTCGGAGCTTGCCGTAATACGGGCCGGTCGGATTCCGGGATGAGTAATGACCCTCGCGGTTGTCGAGCGTGAAAGCGCACGACGCGGGGTCTACCGAACTCGCTTCGCCCGACAACGCGCGTGAGATGACGATGTTGTCGGCGTAACGGGTGTCCGGAGTCGCGTTGATCCATTCTTGCCGGATGAAGCTGGACCCGAGCACCAACCAGTTGTTGCTTTCGCCATCCAAAAACTCTTCAGTGCCTCGCGGAATACGGGTGAAATCAGGGTTAGCAATTCGCTCACCGAAGAACTTATCCCAGATCTCGACAGAATAGATCTTGCCTTGGAAATTGCCGAACGTGCCGAATCCGGGACGCCCGAGATTAGAAGTACCAATTTCGATCGGCGTTGTGGTCTCGGCTATTTCGGTCGCGCCAGCACCAACGAACACAGCACCAAGCTGTGTCCAAGGACCGTTGATTCCATCGCCCAAATAGAACGTAACGGTATGCTCGGGGACGGTGGCGCCGTTGTCCGCGTCCATCACGATGCGGATCGTCTTACGAGTGCCGTCGGAGAGCCCGACACCGACTGTCGAAACCGCTTCTTTCAACCCGCCGAAAGTGCCGTCAGCAGACCAGATGAAACGGACTGTGCCATCGACGAGCAATTCGAGTTCGTAGCTGAGTTGCGCATCCAACACGCCGTAAGAGTAGTTCTTGGCTAGAAAGACGATGTTACGCGGGGGTGTCCAATCATCCGCCGCACAGTCGATCCGCAGATCGATATCAGAGCCGATGTGCACTTCGTTGGAGGATTCCATATAGACGAGTCCACCCGTAGGGGCGTCAATGCCACTCGCGACTGCCCCCGAAGAGAGATAGCTGCTACCGAGCTGTAGTTCCGAAGAGATTTCGAGGGGGGTTTCCGGAAATGCCATTGACGCCACCCTTCCGAGAGGCTATCGACTTACGCGAGCTCGTGGTCTAGAACAGGGCGACCCATCCACCCCATGCCGGAATGCATTTCCATATGTTGCCGGACGTCCCGACGAACCACATTGAGTTGGCTTCGCTGGCCGCGTCCGGGCCGCCGCACCGCGTGGGGTCCGGGTCGTACTGCGATGTCGTCGACCACTGAACGAGCCCGCCACCCTTGATGATGCCTAGATTGTCGCCCAGAACCCAGGCGCCCCCGGCTTTGTTCACCGCGAGAATCGGCTGATTGAGTTCGTCGTCGATTTGGAGGCACTGTCCGTTCACCCCGCCGTTGCATCGAATCCGCAGACCCACTTGTGGGGTGCCTACGGCGTTGTCCATCTGGAACACCCACGGGCTATCCGTGGTAGTCGAGCCAGGTGCCGTGGCGACCGTGCTCGGGTGCGCCTCCGCTGTCCCGACGATGAGGCTTCCGCTGACCCCACCCGCGAGGAACGCGGCTAGTGCGAGAGGCACCAATGAACGGCGTATCCGACCGCGAGCTCTTTCGACAATGCGGGTCATTCCCGATCCTTCCCTTTATCTAGCTACCTAGGACTACTTGGACGTTACCGCCCTTGACCCGGATCGAGCTCCGGAGGATCTCCAATAGGAGTTGATCTAGCTTGCTCGCGCCTGCCCGCAACTCCAAAAGGATCTTTCCGCTGCCGCGTCCACCTCCTGAGAGCATCGCTTCCGACTGCCCGTGAGGAATCACCGAAGATCCGAACGGCAACCTGACAAGCTCGCGCCCCCGTTCGCCCACCTCGACCAGACCCCCTCGGGCGCCTCCGCTCGCCGCTCGCCCGATGCCTGCTAGCCCGCCCACAACGCCTCCGGATGCGAATCCGGGGACCAAACCGCGTAGCACCGATCCTGGGCTCGGGAGGATTGACTTGATGGCACCAGCGACCCGTCCGGCAGCACCCTTGATAAAGCCCACCAACCCATCAATCAAATTGCCTGCAACACGACGGCCGAGCCCCGCCAGGTCGCCGATTCCGTCCTTGATCGCGTTGAAGATGTTTCGCGCGGCTGTCGAAATGAGCGAGATTCCGGCTTGAATCGCGCCCGAGACGAGCCCGCCGAGCGTCCGGAAGATCGCGGTGATGTTGTTGACGATCTGCGACGCGATAGCGCCGAGAATGCCGACCATTCCTTCAATGATCCGCTGTATTCCGGACCATGCTTTTGACCAGTCGCCCGTGAGTACACCGGTGAATACTTGAAAGATTCCGATGATGATGTTGATGACGCCTCGAATGATATTCAAGACGTTGTTCATCGTATTAGTGACCCAAGGGCCAAAGATGTTTATGAACCACGCGGCTACGGGCGCCGCCGCAGCGAGGAAATCGCCGAACGCTGGAATCAAATCGTTCTTGATAAGCGTGACGATTCGAGAGATCGTCGGTCCGACCGACGCTACCAAGTCGTTAAACGCCTGTTTCACGGCGGGCAGAACAATAGCCGCCGCAGTCTTCAGGTCGTCGATGAAGCCCATTCCTTCGGGCTTCTTTGTGAAGTAGTCCATCACCGCTTGGTAAGCGGCCTTGATGTCATCGAAGTGGCGGATCACCAATCCGACAGCAGCGATGATGACCGTAACAGGCCCACCAAAGGCGATCGCTACCAAAGCTAGCGCATCGGCGAGCATCCAAAACTGCGTTTGATAGATCTCGTACCAGTTAGCGAGCTTCTTTATCCACTCGACCACGGTCCCGATCACGTCGCCCACGGTGGACGCGGTATCTTTGAGTTTGCCGAGCCCCTCGCTTACCGTCTCAGCGTTGACGCCGTCCATTGCGGCGGCTAGCCGGTACATGATGTCCGTGAGCCCGCTGGTACCGGCAGCTAGAGACACGCCCATGATGCGGCCGAGCATCTGCGCGAACGCAATTCCGACCTGAAGGATCGGTTCCCGCAAACGGTCGACTGATTGCCAGATCGGGTGCAGAATGCCGTTGATCGTTTGGAGTCCTTCAGCGGAAGAACCCCATTCCATGAACTTGCCGACGATCACGCCTACGCTCTCGCCGATCTGCGTAAACGTATGGTTGATCTCCGGCCAAAACTTCGCATTGAACGACTCGACGAACGGGCGGATACCCTTCGCTGCCGCCTCGCTTGCGTTCTCCCCTGCTTTCTTGAAACCATCCGCTATGGGCTGTAATGCAAGTCGAGCCGCACTGCCTTCGGCAAAGATCGCTTTCAATGCCGACGATACGACTAGTCCAGCTACCGCGAACGCGGCCAACGCAGGCGCCGCCGCGACAGCAGCTTGACCTACCGCGAAAACCGCTTGACCCGCCGCGATGACTTGAGGCCCAAGACTTATCGCGAGGGAACCGACACCCGCGAGCTTGGTAGCCATCTGCCCCAACGGCGCGAGCAACGACATCGCCCGACGCCCGAGGGCTGAAAACGCAGAGCCCGCGACGCGGTCAATACCAGCAAACGTGGACGACACCATATCGCGCCCACGAATGACGATATCAACAACGTTGCTCACTTAGCTACCCTCTTCGCTTCGCTCGGGAGTCCCGCGCGATTCGATTTTCAAGAGTCGGAGTAGTGATGAATCCTCGCGCAGAACTTCGCTAGGTAGCTTCCCGAATCGTTCGCAAAGTCCGAGGATTAGTTCAGCGTGCGCTAGTTCGATAGGCTTGTGGTTAGTGGTTCCATCGGAATTGAGACCCCCCGGGACGGCGGCCCAGAGGTCAATTCTTTTCCCAGATCTTCGCTGACTCCCGCGATAGTGTTAATCCAAGCGAGGATGACAGGAATGTTGAACTCGAAATCCTGTGATTCCACTCCCACGAGCGTGGCGGGTACCGGCTGATTGTCTTCGTCAAGAACATTCCACGAAATCAGAGCTTCAGCGAAACCGTCGAAAAGCTGCTTGATAGCTCTGATGTCTTCAGGCGAGAAACTCGCAGATTCATCCTCCTCGCCATCCTCGTTCGACTGCGCTGTGAAATCGCGACCGGTGAACCGTTCCGCGAGAGCCATCAACCCGAGCAGGCGCCCCGTCGACAGACCTCGAATCGTGATTTGCAACCCCGGGAAATCGGTGTCGTCATCGAAGTTCAGATTGAAGATGCGCCGTTTAGGCTTGTAGCCTTTCGGTGTCGCGCCTCGGGGACGCCGGGTAGCTGTCATGGGATGATGGTCCAGGTAGGGAGTGTGCCGTCGGCAAGCACGCCAGGAGCGGCCCATGTAAGCTCACCGGACGCCGCTCGGGTGAGCGCGTAGTCCGTGAACAACAGATTGCCAGGGAGCCGTTGCCCGGACACGTCGATGATGACGTCACGAGGGATCGCAGTCGACGGGACCGTACGCATCACAGCATGCGACTTGTTAGCCGCCGGATTGAAGACGCCGTTCAGTTCCAACGTGAAATCGGCGAGCAACAGAAGTCGTTCCATCGCGTACTTGTCAACGCCCGTGACGTCTTGGACGGCTTTCGGTGTGGCAAATGAGAAGTTGGTGACGTCGTTTCGGATGTCCTGACCGGTGCCTGTCGCGTCGTCGACGAGTAGACCCGTCCACCCGAGTCCGGTTTCCTTCGCCATCGGTTAACCCCTTTCACGTAGGGTTTTAAGCCGATCCTGATGTGATGAGAAATTGTCTAGCCATTGATCGGCTCGATCGAAGCGATGGATACCACCAGTTGCTCGTGTTCGGGAATCGCCTTGACGGAGCAGATAGATTTCTGGTTTGTCAATTCGAGCTTTATGCTCCGAGAAACAGATTTGTCCAGCCTCGAAAGTGAACTTGATAAAGCCAAGCTCTGGCATTTTCTCGGCGACGAACTTACGCCCCGACTGACGCCGGATGTATTCTGCCTGTTGTTTCCCTAGTTGCGTGTTCGTGTCGATGAGCGAAGACCACCCGCATCGATAGTTGACACAATCGACCTCTTCACACGTCGCTCGGCGCCAATGAGTAGGCGTTGGCGCGAGGATTTGGTACGACTGAAATGCTCGCGCGGGTAGCGCAGGCTCTATACGAGTGACCCGTGTCATTGTCTGGGTTTAGCTCGCGGGCGGCTTATCGTTGCCGCCTCCGTAAAGGGTCATAACAAACGCGGCGACACCGAACAACGCCCCCCAGAACGTTGCCTGAACATTGTCGTCAATGACGAACACGCCACCCGCCGCTAGCGCTGCGAGGAGTGACGTCGCCAGATCCTTTGCCGCTCTGATCTTGTCCATCATCAGAAGGTCACCTCTACCTCGTTACGCACCACGATGACCGCGATCCACAGAAGGGAAAAGGTCCCGGTCGTGCGGACACGTAGCCATTGTTTGATGTTCTCGTTTCGTGCTGTTTGGATCCGTTGATCGCCGATACCGGTCATACTCGCGAAGGACGCGACGGTGGTGTACGGGTCGGCTCCCCCGTTGTTGCTGTCTTCGAGGCTGACGACAACCGATGTCCCCGTGAAAGCGAACACGTGAAGGTACGCCTGTAGACCGAAAGCGGTAGCGGCGCCTACCCCGTCGGCATAGCCTGTCAGGGTGCCGGCTGCCGTCTGCGCGGCTACGCCGGCTGTAAGGTTGTGTCCCCACTCAAGCCCGTAACTGTTGCCCTCGGCAACCGTACCGATTGTCAGTGCCCCGTCTTCCGCTCGGGTAGGGTCGTAGCCGATCTGTTTTCCATTGAGACACGCTGCCGGGGCACCAAGACTGGTCCCACGGAGGTAAGAGACGATGCTGTCTGCCGTCGGCATCGTTGAAAGAGCTTCGTGAGCGCGCCCCGGACTTTTGTTGAAAAACGCCGTAAACTCGATCGCACCATCGCGCTTGCCACCCGCACGCTCGAAAGCGTACTGCTCAATACTCGTGAGATCGAGCGCAGCGGGACCACCACCGACGCGCTTAACACTTTGGATGTCACCCGACACGTTGTAACCACCGACGTATAGCGCATCGCCGAGCCCGCCTTGTTTAGTCATCTCGGGTTTCTCCTGCCCGACGGAGGGGGTTGCCCGTGCTCACGTCGTAAGTGTTCACCGTGCCAATCATGTGAATTGACGAGTTGCTGTTCCATCATTGTAAAGCGTCGCACATTCTCTACGTGCTGTTGCGCGCTTTGTTCGACGAGTTGTTCTATCTCGGCTTTGATTTCTGGCAATTCGTTAAGCTTGTCAAGCCGCCTAAGAATACGAGCTCCGAAAGCACCGAGAGCTCCGATGATGCCCACGCTAAGCGAGATAATTGTGAGCCACCGTAGCCATATCTCTAAATTCGCACTCATGCGGCCTGTTCCCAAGCATCGGCAACAATAATTGGGATGGTTAACGTCATGACTCGGAAAGTGACGGTGTCTATTTCGAGATAGCCTGCTTGCGCGTGAAGAGGGTCGCCATAAGCGCCTAGCAAATCAATCGCGGTTGCAAGTCCGCTAAGTTCAAAATCTCCGTTATAAGCAGACATTAGCACGTCGGTCGCGTGGAGCAAGCTCGGGTCGATTCCATCCATTGGCTTTTGTGCCATATTGCTGTATATCCTGCCCAGGCACACCACCCGCGCTGAGGTAGCGGCGAGCCCGGACATCTGCGCTACGGGCCGGATCAAATCAACCCATACGGAATAGGTGAGACCTTTTCCCGGCGGATGCAGGGGTTCATGTCCGTTGACCGCCTCGAAGAGACCTTGCTTCAACGCATGATCCTGTAGCACAGCAGTAAGCCCGTTGGAATCGATCACTATTGCATTCTCCGTAGGTACTGAGCTCGCAAAAGCTCGGTGGCGACCCGCGCGGCATCGGCATTGATCTTTCGGAACATCCGCCGGAACGTGGAGTAACCCTTGAAGCGCGTTACCGGAGAGTTCCTCGATCCCGTGCCTTCGAGCCACGGACCGTAGATCACCCGGTTGTCGTCGATGGTGACGTGGGCACCCCGCTTGACCGCGTGGATATTCGATCGGTAGTAGCCCGTCGGGTGTTTCAGCACTCGATCAAGCTCTCGTCGAATGATCTGTACGCCATGTTCTCCGACGTCAAGCTCGGCCGCACCGACGTACTCTCTCGCTGCTCGGATCGCGCGTCCGTCGAACATGGGTCCAGAGAGATCGATACGTGTACTGATATGGCTTGATGTGAACGACATTCTTCGGGCCATTAGACCGCACCTATCCGCTTGCGCCCATACTGCTGGTACAGCGCCTCACGCATCGCGCGGACCCCGCGTCCGGAAGCCTCGCGTTCGTTGTCCCCGGAACCGACCGTGCGCCCGTAGCCGGACGTTTCCTGTAGGACTTGTGAGATGGCTGCTGCGAGCACGAATGACCGGACGGGTTCCGGAGCTTGGTTTCGCATGATTTCAGTGGATGCGAGATGGGTAGCGGGATAGGTTCCGTACGCGCCTCGCGTGACCTGTAGAGCTCTCTGGGCGTAAATGGTGGTGCCGCTTGGGTGCGCGCCGAGCACGCTGCCGTCAACGGCTCGGCGAACCATGAGGTTGTTCCCGAAGACGTCGACGATGGTCATACGCTCGGTGTCGAGCGTGATGGTTTCATCGACGTTGAAGATCGAACCATCGGACACCGGAACGAGCACGGTAGCCGAGCCGTTATCAACGATGGCCGTCGTGGTCTGCCCGGTTGTTGCCGAGCTCCGTGACGTCACGAGCAGGCGTTCATCGCCGATGCGGATGAGGTCTCCGATACCGATGATCGATGCGTTTGTGATCGTGATGGTGTTCGCACTGATCGCGGCATCGGCGGCTAGTTCGTCAGCGGATTCTTCGTCCGCGTTGTAACCAAACACGCCGGTTATCGCGATAGCCCGCTGATGTGTCGCGCCACCATCGAAGGCTGACGACGTCCCGATATTCAATTCGAGTCGCGTGAATGGCGGGCCAGTGTTGGCGGGCTCCAAAAGCACTTCGCTCGGAGAGATCGTGATTCCTCCTGATGTAAGCGACATCAGGGAAACCATCTCGTCCTCTTCGAGCCAAATTCGCCATGGGGTCGGCATGTTCCGTTCGGGCCATGGGAAATAACGTGTTGCAACGACAGGATAGAACTTCCGGTGCAATTGCTGTTCCACTGCTCGGGAAGCTGCTTCGAGCGCACGATCAATCTGCCGATTCATTCGAGCACTTGATTTGATGTCGGTTGCGTTCATTACCTCTTCGCGTGTTGAATACCACGGTCCCACGGTGACCCCCTTTCTACATTGCGGAACTACGTTGCGGAACTACGTTGCGGATGTCCAGCCATCAAACCGACAATGCAAGACGCCCCGTACCCCATTCAATGTACCTCCGCAATTCGGGCAAGATCGTGGGGGTTGAGCCTGGTCGAACGCGATGGTCTGCCGAGCCTCCGTGATGATGGCCTGGTATTGCCGCCACCCGTGCGGGCGGGGTACCGGCAGAGCTGCATTGTCGACAACCAAAACGGATGCGTTGAACGCGAGCCCGGACGCCTGCGCAACGGTTGCCAACGGTGCGGCACTCAACGACACGTCCGCTTCGAGCGCGGCAGCGTCGGCGGTCGCCACGTCGCTCGAAGCGTAGATGTTCGGCTGCCCGTGCGAGCTCGCGCCCGCTTCGGCGGTGACAGCCGTCGGCCGGATGAGAGTGGACGAGCCGAAAGCGGTAGCGTCCGCGTGCGCGGCTTCAGCCTGCGCTGAAACGTGACCTTCCGGATCGAGTGCCGAGCCGGTAGCCGTCGCGGTCGGAGACACCGGAGCAACCCGAGTCGCGCCCGGTGGCGAGCTCGCGACACCTACGGCTGTATCAGGCGATACTCCGATACTCGGCTGTACGTCATCAGCGATCGCCGTGCCTGCCGCAGTCGAGGCATGCGAACTCGCGGACCCGCCTGGTTGCTCGGCGGTAGCCGTGGCCTGGGCCGTCGCGGGAAGCGCGTTCGGCGAAATGATCAATGCAGGCCCATGAGCAGTGGCAACCGCCGTCGCAGTCTCGGCGAGTGCCGCCGTACCGATGGTGGCTCCGAGCCCAGAAGCGACAGCCGACGCCCCGACCGACGTGGGTTTGATCATCGTGTGGGGATCGAGCGCGAGTGCCTGCGCGTTCGCGACCCCTGAGGGAATGGCGATGCCCGGGTTTGGTAGCTGTCCGTTTCCGGTCGCTGACGCGGTCACGGCATTCGCGCGGATGGTTGTATTACTTCCGTTGGCCGTGGCGTCTGCCGTTGCCGTTTCGGCGAACGCATTGACGTGTACAGCTACAGATGCGTTGAGCGCGGAGGCTACGCCTGACGCGGTCGGGCTCGCGGGCGCGATCTTCGTTGTGGGTTGACCTGCGACGGCCGAGCCCGCCGGGGCGTTGGCTACCGACGGCCGGACTCGCGGAGTGGCGGGGTTTGCGGTTGCGACACCGGCCGCGTTCTCCGCGTTGGCGCTGACAGGACCGACAACTAGGTTGACATGAGAAACAACCATCGATCCGTCGGTGCCAGAGTAACGACCTGCGTTGAAGCGAGCTCCGACACTCGCGATATTCCACGTCGGAGCTGTAGTGGTGCCGTACGTCGTCCACACAGCGCCGTCGGGGGACACAGCGAAGACGACATTACCCGTCGACGTGCTGTGACTGATTTTCCAGTACCTATGGTTGATCGCACTAAACGCGGCGGTAGTGACCGTGGTCTGAACGCCAGCGATTCGCTTTTCCGCTACAAGCGTTGTTTCAGTGAGAATGAACGCGCAATAATTGTTATTGTCGAAATTGTCGAGCTCGACATACATGAAGTATTGCCGACCCGTGCCCGTGACTGGTGCGATTTCAGCACTAAGAAACGAATCGGTAAAGTCGAACGCGGCATTGACAGACCAACAATGCAGATACGAAAGCGTACCCGGAATCGTTACTTGTGTTGCGGCCCGAGTAACAGTTGCGCTAGAACTGTACTGCGCATTATCGTTGAAAGTGCTGTTAAGCGACTGTGTCAACGCCACGACAGCACCCCCAAACGATGGCGTCTGGTAAGGAGCTTACGAAAGCGTGATACGCCAAATCCCGTTGGCGTTGTAGACGACGGTAAACGTCCCGTTGACGACGGAGTTTGCGCCTCCGAGGTAGTTGTAGCAAACTCCCTGGTCAGCTACCGGTGTGGTCAGAGTGTCGTCATAGACGAGGATGCCGTACACGTTCGCCAGATCGGCGGTTGTGCCCGACGCGGTGTCTGCCGCATCCCAGAACACGACGTCGGCAACGCTCACGTCGATCGCGGGGGTGGTGAGCGCGACGCCCCCCGAAGGCCACTCGGTGACCTCGGAGACCTCGTTAGAAGCCGACGCCCATTGACCGGCGTTGTAGGCACTGTTTGCGGCGGACACGTCGTTGTCGGGGGTGATGTCGTTGTCGTAAAGCGCGACTTTGAACGTGTCAGGCGTTATGGACAGATCGAAAGCAGCAGTGTTACTCAGCGCATCGGCGAGAAACTGGCGGAAGATGCGCGAATTGGCCCATGCCATGGCTAACCGTCTCTCTGGGCGGTCGCGCACGGTGCGAAGACCATGCAATCCTGCCCGTCATCGCGGGTGGTGACGATAGACATTGCCGGGCGTCCGTCATTGTCCTTGGTGACAAGTTCCGAGCCGATGTAGTCTTCCCGTTCGCGCACTTCAACTTTCGCGCGGGTGCCCTCGCGGACGAATGGAGTCATGAGACCACGCATACCGCCGCACGGGTGCAACGGTATGCGCGAGCTCGCACCCTTGACGATCAAACGACGCTCGCAATGCGAGCACGCCCATCGGACAACCGTCGGAAGGATGGGAACGTTCATGACTTCGAGCCGCCACCCTTCCCCGAAGAATTAGCCGAACCGGATGCGTGCGCCGTGCCTGCCTGCGCGCGCGTCTGCGTCTTCGGCTTTTCCTTGACAGGCTCGGGAGGATCGACAGGCTCGGGAGGATCGATCGCGGCGAGCTCGGGTTCCTCTTCCGGGATGTCGTGGAACGAAAAGTCCTCGGGCTTGGCCTCGATATCCGCCGCGACGCTGTGTATCGCGGGAAGATAGATCGTCGGTCCGTTTGCCTTCGTGATCTTTGGCATCAGATTGCCACCACCGACGCGCCCGTGTCGAGCGGGACGTACGTGAGACGCCACGCGACTGCCCCTGTACCCGGGTCGTGGTTCGACGAGAGCATGCGGAGCACGCCGGAGGGCAGCACGATCGGTCGGAACAGAAGCGGCGCGTACGTGACGCTGGGCGCCTCGGAGGCGGCAACCGGCGTGCCGCCGATCGAAGACACCGACTGAACGGAGAGCAGATCGGTGGCGACCCCGGACGTAAGGCTGTAGATGGTCCCTACCGCGTCGTTCGTGATGACGGTAGCTCCGGAGAGGTCACCCGCCGAGCCGCTCGTAGGGGTGTGCTGAAGCTTCATCGTGAGTGAGGCAGTGTTGGCGACGATCGTCGAAACGACCCCCACGAGCGACGTCACAACGACGAGCCCGCCAGCGACCGTGAAGAGGTTCGTGCCCGCGTTGATGACCAGTGTCCCGGTCTTCGCCACCCGGTTGCCGAGTGTGATGCCCCGAAGCTGGTCACCTTGAATGAAAACAGACATTGGATCTCAACCCTTCACAGTCGAAAGGTTTTCGGGCGCGCGGGCCACGATCAGATCGTGGACAAACGCAACCACAGTTCCAGACGCCGATGACGACACCCGAACGTGGGTGAAACCGTCAGAGAGCTCGCTCTGATGAACCGTGAACACAGCGACCGGGTAGGCGGTTGCGGTAGTGACGACGGCCGCAGTCGTTGGAGCGTTGTCGCGCACCCACGCGGTAGCGCCTACGGCACCTGAGTTCTTCGAGTAGCGGGCCAGCGTGAGCAAACTCGCCGCACCAGTACCGCCAGAGTTTTGTGCTTCCTGAAGGGTGAAGGTTTCCGCATCAGCACCGACACACACGAACGTGACGGCCGACGCTTCCTTCAGTGCCACCCACGCGGCATCCGCCGTCGGGGTGACGTTGAAGATCCTACCGAGTGCATCCATTGCATAGTGCCTTTCTGTCGGGGGTGTAAATGCCCTACAGAACAACCGCGCGCAGGGGGTTGAGTGCCTGCGCGCGGTGGCTCGGCTAGGTACGCTCGGCCAACTGCACGAACGGCGAAAGGGTCGAGCCCGCGTTCTTCGGAGTGATGGCACTCCGTAGCCACGGCGTACCGTCCAACCGCTGAATGATGCGGTAGACGGTCTCGTCTGTGTCGAACTTGAAGTGCTGCGAAGACATCGCGGACATCACCTGGCGGTCACCGATCAGGTAGTACGACAGATCGACGAAGTTGATGTCGCCGTCGTTGCCGACCGACGGGGCCTTCTCCGTGAAGATGACCGGGCGCCCGAGGATCGAGATCGGAGGGGTGTTCACGCCGTTCGACAACCAGATAGCCGAGCCTCCGGTACCGACCGACAACGCCATCGTCGCGAGCTCGGGAAGGGTGTCGATCGACGCGATCCACACCGCGCGCGAAAGCGACCCCGGCAGCATCCGCGCGTACATCTTGATGAGGTTTTCCCAATGGATGGTGCCGGCGCCCTGCCCGACTTCCTTCGCAACCTCGATCATGGCGGTTGCGTTCAGGAAACCGAGCGGCATCCCGACGCCGGATCCGTTCATGAACCCGTCATCCTCGTAGAACCCGAGGGCTTCCGGGAAGACCTGATCGATGAACGCGGCGAACGAAACGAGCGAGTCAGACAGAAGCTCGTTCGGGACTTGCGTGTACGCGGTCAGTTTCTTCGCTTCGAGAACGATCCGCGAGAAAGCCGCCTGCGACTGCTGAAGCTGGCCGCCCTCTTCTGTCCAGAACCCGACGATGCCACCGTAGACACTCGACACGTTCGACGTGGAGTCGATCGCGGGGAACGGGACGCGCAACGTGTCCATGGGGATGACGCGAGCTCGCGGGCGCACCACGCTGTTTTCGAGCGAGACACGGAGCATCTCCGACCGGAGGGTTTCCGGGATGAGGAAACCGCCCTCGGACGGGACGGTGGAAGAGAAAGCGTTCCGCAGCTTCGCGATCTTCGCAGCGTCGGCCGCAGAGCGGTTATTGTTGTGCCAGATCAGGTGAAAGAATTCGGCCGCGTCTTCCACGACGTTGTTGATGGGGTTGCCCATGGCCCTCTTGTTGTAGAGGCCCATCTTCGCGTGGAACTTCGCTGATGCCGAGTCTTCCGCGTGGATGAGCGGAAGCATTTCCTGGTTGACATTCAGGTTGAACGGCGAAGCGCCGTCCGATTCCTGCTGCTCGCGGAGCCATGCTCCGAGCACGCGCGTAGTCTCGTCCTTGACCTGAGTCGCGATCGACATGTCATGGTCAAGAATGGTCTTCGCGTAGTTGCGGATGAAGTCCTTGAAGCCTTCCGGCTGTGCGAAAAGTGCTGTCATCTTGCTCGAATCGGCAAGCATCTCTTCGAGTCCGGCGGCGGTGTCCGGGATCGTCATCCGGTCGACGTCGTCCTTGGTAACGGTGCGCGTCACGTTAGAGCCTCTCTCAGTGCGTCCGCTAGCTCGGACAGGGTGAACGTCGATCGGGGGGTTGGGTCAGCTTGTGGGGGGTCGGGAATCGGCACGTTCCCGGTAAGGTCACGCATCGACGTGCGGAAGTTGTCCGCGAAATCGTCGGCATCGAAGAACTCGGGCCGGAAGACCGACCGGAAGACGTCAGCGAAGGAAGCTGTATCAAGCGGGGTGTCTGGCTCGGAGATCAGCACCGGTGCGGGCTCGGGTTCGGCAACCGGAGGCACGATAGGATCGCGGTTCGTCGGTCGGAAGATCGTAGGAGCGGGAGCTACCTCACGCCGCTCGAAACGGAACGCCTTGCGCTGTTCCGCGAAGTCGTTCTTCGGTGCCTCTTTTGGTTCATCTACGTAGATACGATCCGCGAGTCCGGCGGCTACCGCTTCATCAGCGTTGTACCACGTTTCGGCGAGCATGAATGCTCGCCACTCTTCGGTTTTCATCCCGGTACGCTCGGCGTAAATGCTCGCGATGTTGTCCGACGCTTTGTCGAGCACATCAGCCTGCTTGCGCATGTCACTCGCGTTGCCCATGACCATCCCCATTCCATCATGAATCATCATGGTGGCATTCTTGGTCATGACAACTTCATCGCCTGCTTGTGCGATGAAAGAGGCAGCAGATGCGGCGAGCCCATCGACTTGCACAGTCACATGCGCGCGATGCTGCTTAATCGCGTTGTAGATCGCGATCCCATCGAACACTTCGCCGCCGGGCGAGTTCAAACGCACCGTGAAAGCGTCGGTGTCAAGACTCTGTAGTGCGCGCGCGAAATCGGCGGCAGTGATGCCCCAGTACCCGATCTCATCGTAGATGAAAATTTCGGGTGCGGAATCGTCATGGAAGACGATGCGAAAATCGCGCGGGCGGGAATCGTCACCTACAAACGCGAACGGCCAGATTTGCCGATGCTTCACTCATCACGCTCCATCGGTGATCCATTGCAACCGAAACGTTCCTCGGCAACGGTCCCGACCCGCGCACTCTATATATCCACCTGTCCCATACACGCTAGCAACTTCTGACAAATCCGCAAACACTCGTCCGTCGATAGCCTCGCACGGGTCACAGGTGTTGGCGTCGTTGCGCTCGTCTGCGACCAGAATGGCGGTTTGCGGCTTGATCTTGATACCGGCTGCCGCTACAGCTATCCGTCCGAGGTTCGTGGCGCGGTGCAGCGCGCCTCCGAGTCGAGAGCGCCTCGCCTTCCCGGTGAGCCCGGTTAGGAAGCTCTTGACCTGATTTGCAACCGTGGTTCCCTCGACCCCCGGTCGGAAGCGTCGAACCGCTTCACTCGCAGCGCTTGAAATCAAGTCACGCGACAGAAGAACAGCCATGACTGCCGCTATGTCAAGCATCTCCCCACCAAAGTTGACGATGCGGGCGCTCATTTCCGCTCGTACTCTTTCGTCGACTTCCGGGATGTCGATGTAAACGCCTTGCTCGGCGAGCTCGCGCGCCATACGGAACGCGGCCGTCTGCGCCATCGCGCCCATAGACCGGCGTAGCGTCGTCTCAGCAGCTTCTGTGTTGACCTTCAGTTCGGACAGAAGATGGATTTTGCCCGACGTGATGACGTCTTCGATCTGATCGCCAATTTCCCTGATCTGCGAATTTACGACACCGGCGTACTGTGAGTCGAGTATGTCGAGCATCATTTCGAGGTCTGTCAGGACCTCTGAGATGGGCGCGTCGGCGGTCTCGTCTTCGGACTCGGCCGCGACTAGCTCAGCCAACATACGATCCTCGCGGTTGCGTGCCATGACAGCCGCTAGACCCTTGCTAGGCGTCTTCGCTGGAGGTTTCTTAGCCGGACCCCCGGGCCCCTTTCCGCCATCCTCCCCGGGAAGACCAGGCGCCCCAGGCGGCGCGATCGGCTCGGGCTTCTCAAACTTCATTTCGGGTAGGCCGATGGCCTTACAGACGTCGGCCGCGTCGAACCCGAGCGGGACCAACGCTGCCGCCGCGTTCGCGCGGGCGGTCAACTCGACTGACGCGAGCTCGCGATCGGGTGGTACGGGATCGTCATAGTCGAATTCGATGTCAGGATCGACGCCCGGCGGGAAGAACAGAGCGAGATAATCGGCGTTCAGTGCGTCGCGGATACGATCGAGCCGTGGGACGAGCGACCAACGGGCGAAGATGACACCGCCAGCTTCGGCGTTCGCTCGGTTGATGTCGTCGACTGCACCGGTCATGGGTTTCGGGAACGAGAATGCGTTCCGGATCGTCTCGCGCGAGACGTCACGGAGTTCTACGAACTGCATTTCGCGGTTCGTGTACTTCCGGTCAACCCATTCGCCTGCTTCAATGATGGCCACGCGATGCGCCTGCGCGACTCCTTGGTGCTGTTCACGCCAACGAGTGGTAAGCGTTTTGAACTCATCGTCGTTCAGGTTGTGGTCGAATTGGATGATGCCGCCCGGCTCGGCCGAGTTGATAAAGAAGTTTCGGTTCCATTCCGCGCTATACCGGGTCGCGTCAAGATCTGCGAGGATGGTTTGCACCGGACCCATGCCCCGGAACGGGTCGAGCGGGTTGGGCATGCGAAGGAAGATGACGTCTTCAATTTCGAGCGGGACCTTTTCCCCATCCGGGCCGGTATAGACGTAGCCCGCGAGGAACTTTGTCGGGTGCGGAACGGGCTTCATTCGGTCGGGACGTACGGGCCACATACCGGTTGGGAGCCCGGCAGCCTTGGTGACGACGATCCACGCTTCGCCGGTCAGGTCGAGATGCTGTTGGATGACCTCGATGAATTCCTGTTGTGTGTAGAACTTGTTCGGTTTGTTCCACACGTCGAGCGCCCAATGTCGGGTGACCTCGACTCGTTCGTCAACCTCGACCGTGTCGTTTGCGTACCAGTCAAACACATTGCTGGTCTTCTTTAGCTTCACGCGCGATGCGGGAACCTTTTTTTCGTAGAGTTTCCACCCGACTTGCGCGGTTGACGTCGCGAGCTTCGAGACGATCGCGAAGAGATCGCCCACCTGCCCGAAGGCAGCCATCTCGGATGTCTTATCGTCGGAGGCGGTCGGAAACGCACTCGGCATCGCGGTACGCGCAGATGAGTAGGGAGGTGGCGTACTCCGATTGAGCACCGCTCCTAGGAACGAGCGCATGGGCTATTCCTTATCTTCCCGCAACCAATCGAGAATCAGAAACGTTAGCCCGATCGCAACGATCCCAAGGGTAGGGTGCACTTGCCATGCCGCAACACACAACGCAATTAGACCAACAGCGGAAAGGATACCGAATTTCAGAACCTGTCGAATCCAACGTTCGACTTTCTCAGCCACCCGCCCACCTATCCCATCATTCGGACATTAGCACGTGCGGCCAGGTCACGGTATTCCACGATGTAGCGCATGGCATCACAGCCATGATCGTTCTCTTTGAGCGGTTCGTCCTTTTCTACAATGCCAGTCGAATCGATAGCCGAGCGTTTGGTTGCCCAAATGTAGCCGGGAATTTCCTCGATTGTTGAAGTCGGCCTCTTGTTGTCAACCAGTTCCTGGTCTATCTCTACTCGCGCGTCACGCATGATGAAGAGTCGATTGGCAATCATGCGTCGTTGGACAGCTTGAATACCTTCGGTGACGACCTTACGCGCGGGTGCCGTGTAGATGCCGGTTTCGCGTTCTAGTACCGCGCGCCCCTCCGCGTCGTGGTCGCAGATGACGCCCGTGGGTTTGGGTTCGCGCCAGTTGCCTTTCTTATCGAGCACGTATTCATTGATCTTCGCAGCGTGTACGTCGACAGTGCGCCGCGTGTGGTATATCTCGCGATACAGGTAGAGTTTGCCGTCGGGATCTTCCGCCCAGAACTGGCAGACGAAAGGGTTCGTGTAACCGAAGTCGACCGCCCACCAACGGGTCCAGGACATCGGAATCTCGAAAGCATTGATGAGATGGATGGATTCATCCCACTGCTCGAAGATGACCCCCTCAGCAGCCGCCCAAATGCCATCGCGCAGGCGTAGCCGGCGGACTCCCGTGAGCGCGTCTAGCTTGCGCAGATAGGCCACACCGATTGGTGTCGGTGTGCCATCGACGTTGACATACGCTGGGTTGTCGCGGTGCCGCGAGATGAGATGCTTCATCTTGCCCTGGTCCGCGCGGAGCTTAATCCAGTGTTGCGGGTGGCTCGGGTTGCATGCAGCTATGATTTGCTGCCAAGGCAACGCGCCGTTACGCAAACGGGTGTTGAGCACTTCCCAGTCGGTAACGGTGAGCTCTGTTGCTTCATCGCAAAAGATGACATCGTATTCGGAGGACAGAACTTTCTCAGGTTTGTCCATGCCACCGACGACGATCGAGCTGCTGTTGCTGTATTTGTACGCGGCGGCTTCGTGCTGTGATCCGCCGAACCATTTCGTAAGGCCGACCGCTAGCGCTTCCTTAGCGACTTGCTTTTCAAAGGATACGAGCGTGGTCGATGTGAGGGATACGGCGGTCTTACGAACGATGAGACACCGCACGCCCGGGTTGGCTAAGGCAATCAGATGTACGCGGTAAAGACACGCGAGGGACTTGCCAGTGCCTGCCGGTCCGGCGATGAGGACTTCATCGTCGCGAGTGAAAAAGAGCTCGCGCGCGGCGCCTCGCGGTTCGTACCGAACCACGACCCCGTCAGATTCAGTGCCTTCAGGTGGCTCGGTAGTGGCTACCGTCAATGCAGAGCTTCAGTTGGAATACCCACGATCGTGTAGTTCACGGATTGCACGCTGATTTCCGCGCGTGCGGGTGCGTCAAGTCCAAGGAGCTTCGCCTGTCGTTCCTCAATTTTCAGGAGCGTGAGAATCGCGTTGAGACGAGGTCCGTCGTCGAGCACCGGTTGACCGTTGTAAATGACAACTTGACCGTTTGATATGGTGATATGTTTGGTGTTCAGAATGCCGATCGCTTCGCGGCGTAGCTCGCCGATTCGCTCCAATTGTTCTAGCCGGTATTCACTTACCTCGGCGAAAGGTACTTCTTTGACAACCGCCCAGTAGATCTGTCGAGCTCGCTCTGCGGAAATATGATGTTCGAGGCCAAGCTCGCGAAAGGACTTACCGTCTCGATACGCCTTGAATATTTCAAGGTTTCGTTCGTTGTCCAAGACGTTAAGCGCAACCGGTCTCGCCATCTGGTCACCTACCCATTGAACGACCCATAATCGTTAAGGCGGGGCAGACCCCGGGGGTTGATTCCGGGCATCAAGCCACGCTCTGACAGTAGCAAATACCACCAATGCAGCTCAGCATCCCGAGCGTGGTCACTCCCTCGCGTAGCCGCCCGTATGCCGTAATGCTTCAATACCGACGCGGTTGTTTTCTTCAAGCTCGGTGGCTGCATGATTAGCTTAGGCAGATTCATACGGTCGGTTTGTATTGCATTATGGATAAGCATCCATTTGAGCGCGCCTATCATCTGCGACGTCGGCATATCCGAGCCCGTTTGCGCCATCGCCTTATCGGGCTGTAGCCGGAAGTCCTCGATCACAAGGACGTCGATCCATCCACACGTGATCGCCGTGTGCAGTGCACGCAACGCGATCGCGGGTGTCGTCTCGAAGCTCATGGCCAGTTCGTCGTGCTCGGACGTAAAGCCGAGTCCGACTCCGACGGCCATACCGACATGCGCTTCTCCGGGATCTACTGAGACAATCCCATATTGCTCGTACGAGGGCCTGTTCATCTGTGCTGCCCGCGCGAGTTCATTTTCCGCCGCTTCAACAGATGTGCCGAGCTCGCGCGCGTGGGGGCGTAGGTCAGACATCAGAGTTCTCCGTTTCGAGCTTCAGGCGCCACCGTCGCGCGAGCTTACGTGCGTTGTCGATGTCATCGGACGTCGTGTAGTCGTGGTCGATCGCCCAACGGGCCGCGTCTGACACCGTCATCCGCTTCGCGATCACATCGGCGATGATGGGCCGGGCGTCGTCGGGAACGGCGGCACTCGCACGACCCCGCGCGAACCGACGGCGGACCCCCGTCTCCGAGGACTCCGGGAGTTCCGAGGACCCCGGGAGTTCCGAGGACTCAGCAGCCTCGATCGCGGCAGGTTCGACTAGCTCAGCATCGTCGATAGGCGTGCCCGCGTCCGAGCCCGTGTCCGTGCTCGTGACAGGCTCGGCCGAAGGCCGTATGAACATCGGCGGGTCAAGAGGCTGACGGCCTGCCCGCGCGAGGGTGACCGCGAGATGCAGCGCAAGCGCGGAAGCAAGCGCGGGGATCGTCGCGATCAACGGCGCCCAGTCGGGTACGGTCCGCACGGCTTCCCCCGGGACACGTGGGGCACCTGGCACCACCGTGCCCACGAGCGACCGGGTATGCAGGTACTGGCCTAGGGCAGACAGGCCAACGAACGCGAGCACGATAGCCCAGGCGTAGGCGCGGTGGCGCACCTTCCGGAAGGCGTAGGCCGCCAGGTAGGCCACGAAGACCACCCCATCAACCAGGGCAGGGAAGAGGGCACCTTGCCACCGCGTGTAGCCCGCCTCGCGCGCAAGCCCGTACATGCCGTAGTAGAGAACGGCCATCGCGGCGCCTGTAATCGTGATGGCACCCAGACGCGCAAGTACGGGGACAGACAACTGACGTAGCAATTGGACGCCGTCGCGAGTGTGGGCAAAATTCAGCATGGACCAATTTTACCCATGGGCTTGACCAGGGGTCAAGGTGGGCATACGCTTGCCCCAGGCAAAATCCTGCCTACCGTCGGTGGCCTACGCCACCCCTCTCGAGAGGGCCGTCCCGTGGTGCCCATGCCCCACGTTCACGTGATCCTGTATCCGCACTCCAACACCAACCCGAGCGACGCCTACCGCGTGGCGCCTCACGACGCGTGGATGACCTACTTCAACGGGCTCGGTAAGACCTATCCGCACGAAGATTTCAAGTCGTATCACGAGGCTCGGATCTGTCGCGACCAGCACAACAACCCGAGTCTGCACCGGAAATGCCTATGCGAGCACGGTTTGGTCGAGTGCTCGAACCAGGAAGTTGACCCTAGCGCTGACTCACCGTTCATCGGGTTGTGTCCGGACTGCCGATTGAATCGGAACCGCAGCGTCTGCGATCACAGCGCGGCTCGAAAGGACTCTTGACCATGGCCCGTCCGATTGACCTCATGGCCCGACCGCGTTTCAGTTGGATCTCACGAAGCCGCGTCCCCTCGAAGCGCCCCCTCCTCGATAAGCCGTCCGCCGGTTACACCGCACAGCAGTTGGATGAGGGCGAAGAGACGTTCTTCGGGCTCGGGTTCCGTGTCTATCAGGGTCCGTCAGGGATGACCGGCCGCGCCGTGCATGTGAAGTTGACCGTGCGCGAGGCGGAAGATCTGGTCTGCTCTCTGTCGGAGCTGTTGGACGCGCACCGGCTGGACAACGATCCTCGTGAGCAGGCGCGCGCCCGTGACGCGAAGGTGGCGCGGGCGCGCGCCCGACAGACCGGCATCAACCCGATCGATCCCGAGTACCCACGTCCGCAGCATGAGGTTGCTCCGACCGCTCGCTCGAGCCTGAACCCGAGCCGTCCCGCCGCGTCCCTCGACAGGGCTGAGGGATGCGAACGGTGTAATTACGACAACCACGTTTGTCCTGGTTGTGGGGAGCCGTTGCCCCACGGAACTGAGATCTGTCCGCCCTGCCGGGCGTTGTGATCATGTCGCGACGTCGGGACCGCGAACAGAAGATCCGCTACGTGCACACCGTCACGGTGCGACGGGCAAACGGACGTTACGTAACGTCTCGGGACTTTCCCTCTCGCTACGCCGCGCGCGTACAACTACGGGCTTGGGTAGCCACGTACGACGAAACGTACTCGGTTACGCACGACTCCCGACCGATGTGACGCACGTCACACGCGAGCTTGCCTCCCTTGACCCGGGGGCAAGCCTGGTATTAGATGGTCCTACACAAAGTTCTGCCCACTTCCCGGAAGGCAACGATCATGTCGAACGAGACCCTTGGCTGGCTGAACGACAACGTCCTTGTTGGATTCACCGAACAGCGTAACGGCGCGTGGTGGTCCCGTGGTGGCGTCGATTCGAAGGGTCGCCCGAACCACTTCGAGACTGCCGTTCCGCTCGTTGAGGTGGAAAAGCGCCTGTTCAACTGGACACCCGAGCCCGCCTCGCTCCAATACGTGTTGCTCGGTAACAAGGTGCGGCATATCACGGAGAAGATCGGCGTCACCCGCTCGGACACCGGTGACCTCCTCGGCATCTTCGCCGAAAACTACCCGTTCACCTCATACCGGGAGCGCCTGTTGGACGGCCTCTCCGACATCCTCGACACCAACACGAACGATCTGGGCATCGGCTCGGCCGGTCTACTGCGCGGAGGCGCGCAGGCTTGGGTGCAGATCGAAGAACCCGACACCACCGAAGGCCCCGGAGGGATCAAGTTCCGGACCTCTCTCCTCGCGGCGACGTCGTTGGACGGTTCACTGTCGAACACCTTCAAGCGCGTTCTGACCATGGTCGTCTGCGACAACACGTTGTCCGCTGCGCTGGGTGAGACCGGTCCGTCCTACCGGTACAAGAACACCGCCAACAACAAGTTGAACGTGATGTCCGCTCGGGAAGCGCTTCAGATCGTGCAGCAGACCACCGACGCCGTGTCGCGCGAGCTCGCCACGCTGATCGACACGAAGCTCTCCGACGACGGGTGGTCAGCGTTCCTCGCGGAGCATGTCGAGCTGGATCGTGCGAAGGCGAAGGCTGCTGCCGGCACTCCGAAGGGCGGCAACGCGCTCACCCGCGCTACAAAGAAGATGTCCGAATTGAACGGTCTGTACCGCGAGGATGAGCGAGTGGCGCCGTGGACGGGAACGGTGTTCGGCGCCCTTCAGGCGGTCAACACGTGGGATCACTGGGTACAGGGTGGTGTCCGCGAGGGTACCCAGCGGGTTGAGCGGAACGCAGAGCGGATGGTCACGGGCTACTACGAGGCTCTGGACGACACGACTCTTACCGCGATCAAGCGGTTCGCCACTGTCTGACAGGCGTTCCCGCGCGAGTTCGGGCGCGCGAGGCAACGGGCGTCACCTCGAAAGGGGTGGCGCCCGTTCGGCGTGTCGGAGGTTGCCTCACGGTCAAGCCCATGCCTATAATTGCGGGGCACAGTCAAAAACGAGCGGAAGGATTCGGGATGACGAAGACCGAAATCGAGACCGAAATCTGCTGGTACTGCGGAAATGAGACCGATCCGGATGACCGGTGCCACGGCTCCGAGCCCGACGAAGACGCTGGGAGCGACCGGTAGCCTCGCGCCCACGGAGCTTGACTCCCGGTCAAGCTCCGTGGTTAAATAGCCCTACGCCGCAATATGCCTTCCCGAGAGGACCCACCATGACCATCGACACCGCCGCCCTCGACAGCCGCCCGATGACCGCGCACGCTGCCGGCGTCGTCATGGGCATCACCACTGCCCGGATGTGGGACACGGCTCGGCTCCTGATTGGTGGGGTCGACGGGATGACCCCCGAAGAGAACGAGCTCGCGTGCGCGATGGCGCATCGTGCGGCTCGCGCGGTGTCAGACGTGTACGAGACGATTTCGGAGCTGCCCCGGCGTTCGTGGATCGCCTGATCTGATCGAATCTGACCCCTGGTCAAGATGTGACCCGTGTCACTCTTGACCAGGGGTCACGTCTGTTATTAGATGGTCTTAGCCAAAGTTGTGCCCCGCCAAAGGAGCTTCCCCCATGATCCTCACCGAAACCGCCAACGTAGCAGTCGGAACCCTCCCCGTGGGCGCCATGTTCCTCCACCCGACGACGCTCGAAGTTCTCAAGGTGCGCGCCGGTGCTGTTAACCCTGGTCTCTACGCTCCCGTTCCTGATTCTGATGTTGTTTACGCTGTTCCGGTCGGCAGCGATGATGTTATCGCCGGGTCGTACGTCTTCAAGGCTGACCGCAAAGTGACGGTGGTGGTCGAGACCAAGATTGACCTCACCAACACCGGCCTCCACAACACCAAGATGATTTCGGTGCGCAAGCTCACCGAAGACCACATCGTGGTCGCGAGGAACGGTAGCCGCTTCACGATCAAGCCCGGTTCGCTTTACCGGTCGCAGTTCGGCGCCCCCGGCGGGGCAGCCCAGAGCGTGTGCACGCGGTTCGTGCTCAGCAATGGGCAAGTCTTCACAATGAACAACAACTGTATGCGAGTTCGGGTTGCTGTCTGACAGATCGACAGAGCGGCCTACGTCACCCGACGTAGGCCGCTTTCGCGTTTGACCCCTGGTCAAGGTGTCGCTAAGCTGCTCATGTATCCCACACCACAACGGAAGGCACGGACCATGACCGACGCCCCCCGCGAGCCCGCCCACTCGCTCGGTGATGACCAGATCGAAGACCTCGACATCAACGGCCTGATGTCCGCCCTGTTCGGCGACGGCTCGGGCCCCGTTCCTGTCGTCGAAATCGGGAGCCTGTCTCAGGAGGATGCGGACGCTATCGCGAAGCTCCTGACCGACGCCATGATGCCGAAGATCTGTAAGACGTGTGGGGTCGACCATGAGGCGGACATGGCCAAGCGACTCCATCGAGTGAAGACGGAAACGCGGTACGAAGAGCTCCTTGACCGAATCAAGGATCGACTGGCGGCCATCCTCGCAGATGGAGCGCTTCGCATGCTCGCCGCAACGGTCGCCGCCATCATGCCCGGATACGAGTCCTACTACTCCCCCGAGACGTGGGAGAAGACCGTTTCGGCGACGCTGGCGATCGCGATCAACGCGACGATGGAGGACATCAACGTCAGTCTCATGACCGAGTCGCGTAAGGCGATGGCAAAGGACGCGCCGGAAAAGGACCACAAGTAGCCGCGCAGCGATTTCGAGGCGTATACTAGAACCATGCCGACGACGCCCGAACTTTGCCCCCCGACCGTCCGTTGCATCCGGTGCGGACGCAAGCTCACGTCTCGCAAGTCCATCGCCGATGGCTTCGGTCGTGAGTGCGGGCGCAAGGTTCGGGCGTCGCTCGTAGCGGTTGAGCAGAACTACAGCCGGATGCAGATCGTCAAGGCCCTCGATCTGATCGCGGCTCGGCGGATCGAACGGGATCATGCCGCCACCGTCGGTCTGTTCTACGTGGTGTGCGGATCGAACGCCTCGAAGTACTACGCCACCCCGCGCGGCTGCACGTGCAAGGCGGCCGAGCATGGCCGTCGCTGCTACCACCTGGCGGCGGTTGAGATGCTGTCAGGAGCGATGCTGTGACGGAACTCTATAAGCAAGTGATAGTCGTTCGGCTTGACCTGAACATGAGCAACGGGAAACTAGCCGCACAGGTGGCGCATGCAGCCACTAGCGCGGCTCTTTCCGCGCACGAATACGACATCGCGCGGTGGCGTGGCAACGGCATGGCTAAGATCGTGCTCTCGGTACCCGACATCTTCGGGCTTGCTCTCGTTCAGAGCAACGCGACTCGGTACGATTTGAACATGGCGGCGATTCGCGACGCCGGACGCACAGAACTCGCGCCCGAAACATGGACCGTGATAGCCGTCGGTCCGAATCAGGCGAGCTTGATAGACCGCGTCACGGGCTCGTTGCCGCTCCTGAGAGGGTAGGAATGGACATCCCGATCGCAGAGTGCATGCACTGTGAGACCACCGTCGCGTGGCTCGGCACCGCTCATTGCCTCGACTCACCCGCTGATATGTGGCATCCCCACGGGCTATGCGGGTGGCGTCACGCGGCGGGTGACGGCACGTTTTGGTGCTACCCAGACAAGAGGACAGGCGCCTACCCGCGCGCAACTCGTATCTGCCGGAAGGTTGAATCGCCGTACGGATGCGATGGCCCACACGAGCACGCGGGTAGCTGCCACGTGAGCTATATCGGCGTGTTCCAAGACGCTCCTTACCAGCCTCTGAACATCGAACATGGTGTGTGGTACCAAGCTCCTTCGTTTGGCTCGAAAACGGAATGGCTCGAAGCATGGACGAGGAAAGAGGCGCCGTGACGAAACCCGACCCCAACAGTGAGATCATTATGGTGCGTATGGTGGTCTCGCTCGAAGTGAACAAACGTTCATGGAGCGAGGAATTCGGCATCGACCCGCGATCCGATATTGTCCGACACGACGTGAAATCGTATGTGCGTACGCTACTTCAGGACCACGGGCCATCCCAAGACGAGCTCTGGACGGTCAAGAGCGTCACCTAGCAGGCTTGACCCCGGGGCAAGCGGCGCCCATACTGAGATCACAACTTCATAGAACCCCACTCTCCCGAGCCGCATCTTTGGCTCCCTTCCGTGGACACGGCGGAAGGTAGGCTCGGGAGAGTGGGTCACCAACATGGGGGCTGTAGCTCAACTGGCAGAGCGAAGGCGGCACCTAGGCAGCACAAAGAACGGTCGTGCTGGTCGACCTGTGGTTGAAGGTTCAAATCCTTTCAGCCCCCCTAATCGAGCTTGGTTCGTGGTGTCCCGAAGAGTGGTACGCCCGGGAGAGCGGTAAGCCTGAACGTTGGGGATATTCCGCCGGTATGGGTGCGCGGATGTCGCGTCAGGGACTTCGGGGCATCTCGAATCGAGCTCGGTTTGTGAGGTTGCGAAGCACGCTACTGATGTGCGTTGCTTGTCTGCGAATCCCGCGAGACAGTGATGCCGGGGCGTGCTTCGCAACCTCTCATGGCGAGCTCGGTAAGACTTGACGACAAGATAAGAATGGGTCGCAGCGCGCTACATGTCGGTTGGGCGCGAATCCTGGCCATTGCCACCCATCTCTATCGAGCTCGATTCACAAGCTCCCGGCTAGCTACCGGGCACCTCGCGGGTAGCCTCGCGAGGCGACAAACACGAATCCCCCTCGGAGATCCTTCCAACAGCGAAGGTGGCCCGAGGGGGATTCGTCTTTGCCCAGACAAACAGAAAACCCCCCTCCGTCAACCCTGCTGTATGAGGGAATCGCGGGAGGGGGGCTCTCTGCGCGCCGTCGCGCTATAGCGCCCCCGGCAGCTCGAGCCGCTCAAAGCGCGACGCCCAACCCAAGCCGCTCGGGAACGCACACCCATCATAACCCAGAGCAAACAGAAACCCCCCCGTTCCGCTGGCCTCTCACGAGGGCAACTGAAGGAACGGAGGGGTCTGCGGGTGCCCGCCCGGATGATACCGCCACCATACCCGACTGGCGGCTACCCGTCAGGATCCGGTGCTTCCCTCACCGAAAGGTGGCGGACCATCCGTGCCCGTGGCGGGAACACCCTCGGTGGTCAGAACGTGCTGTCGCTCGCGTCGTCCACGTCGAGCTCGTCGAGCACGTACTTGTCATGCCGGACGATCGCCCTGTCCTTCAGGAGCTTGACGCCACCCGCGTGGCGCACGAGCACATCCTTGCCCGTCAGCGCCTCGACAGAGTCCGCGAACAGGGCGTGCAGCGTCTGACCGCGCCGGTAGACGATGCGGTGAATCATGTCAGGCGCTTCGGGCGTCTCCACGGCGACATCCTCGGAGGTCTCAGTCTCGGCAATGGCGGTCATGCGTGGGTCCTCTCATCGGGCATGGATTGCGCGTCGACTTCAGTGTACGCAGCGTTTGCCTCATGGGCAAACGTTACCGCCGGCAGGCTCGGCAGTGCGTACGGGTCGTCTTCCGGCGGCACCATGCCACCAATGGCGATGAAGTCCGACAGTGCGTCGTCGATCCACGCGGTACGGAACCGGATGTAGTCGCGAGCTCCATCCTTGTACATGTAACCGGTACCCTGCATCCTTATGCTGATCTTGTGACAACGGGCGCCTTCAGCCGTCGCGCCCTGGCCCAACGTGATATCGGTCTGTTCCCGGTTGCGCGTCGCGAGGCACGCCCGTTGCGGGAACAGATCCCGGACCGGCCCGAGCGTCTCCTTTTGCGGCACCTGCGCTAGCGCGAGCACCGTGTACGCCGCTTTCCGGCCTATGGCCAAAGACTCACCGAGCGGGCTGGACGTTCCATCCTTCAGCAGATCGGACAGTAGCAGCATCTCATCGATAATGAGCAGGTCGTGTGGTTGCTCCAACGATGGCGTATGCTTCCGAGATGTCATCCCATCCAACCGAGCATCCAACGCCTCACGCTGTTCGCTGATGACCCGTTCCGCGTCTTTCACCCTGTCCGTGTAGCTGTGCACATGGAACATGGGCCGCTCGCCGCGCAAGCATGGGCCACACACCCGACGGGCGCTCTTGTCCGTCGCGAGAGCCTTGGGTGGGCCACCCACCGATCTAGCTGGTCCATGAACCAGACGGCTATGGCCCATGTACTGAACCACCCGCGACCCGTCGACAGGCTCGGATGTCCTAGTGGTCCACACCCACTCTCCCGCCTCGCGTAGGGCAGCAAGCTCAACCCCACCGGCAGGGTCGACCACTCGGACCCGCAATGGGATACGCCTCCGTTGGAACCCCGCGAGGGTCGCCCAGGCGAGCGAGCTCTTACCGGAACCGGATTGACCTATGACAAGCATCGACAAGCGGGTGTCCACTTCGGCGTCATCGGCGTCGTCATCCATGCCGATCGAAACCGACAACTGATCTTCCGGGATGCCCAGTTGATCTAGCTCGATTACTCTCCGTAGCGGGTCTGCCCATCGGAACTCGATCTCGCACTCTGACGGCCAATCACCATCCAAAATCCGAACGGATCTACAGCGAAGCGAGCTACAAAGGCGCCCGGCAACCTTTCTCAGATCGTCGATGGTAAGTCCGGAACCTCCCAAGTCGACGAAACCGGCGACTGCTTCGCCACGCGCATGCACACCCGCTATTGTCGGTGCTTCCTTATCGAGCTCGCCCGTGAATCGCGCGGCCTCGCAGGCGTTTGCCCACCGACGCCGAACACGTGTTACTCTGGACACGGCTCGGACTCGCATCGGGAATCCCATCAAGGCGAAGCCTTGATGTGATACCGCAGCAAACCGAATCGTGTAACTGAAGAACGGTACGGTGAGAGCGAGTAGGGCGCCAAAACGTGAGCTAGTCCGCAGCATTCCGGCAGAGCCGAGAATGAAAGCGACCGTCCATCCCGGGTGCAGCCTCGCACCGCGAAACGTCAAACGGATTAGCCACATTGCAAAGGTTGCGACCAACACCCGCATAGACAATTTCACTGTGAATGCCATGACTGCTTACCCTCCTTTCGCCGCTCTCCGAGCCCGCGACTGCGGTGTGTTTTTCGTTGTCATAGCTGTCTTCCCAGTGCCTCTCCTAACCCCTGGTGCCACATACGCAGAGTGACGACCGGGAGTAGCCGTTGGCTTAGCCTTAGCCCGAGCTGTTGATGACCTACCCTTCCCGCGCCTGCGAGGGGTCGCCGTTGACTTGCCTGCCGCGATCGCCCCGGCGGACAGCAGCAGCGCGAGGGTGGCGAGAGTGATGCCCAGCGTGCGGAAGATGGCCCAGGCTAGAAGTTCGACCATTCCGAGCCCGACCATGAACGCGATCTTCTTACGGTGCCTTCGGTTGATGTTCCGTCCGTTCGCTCGTCTGCCTGTCATGTGGCGGAATCCTCTCCGTGCCTGGAACGTCCCTCGTCCGCGTATCCCGTTGCGTGCACCCGCGCCATAGGCAACCGCGCGCGCGTGCTTGCGTACGCGCACCACTTTGCCTCCCTTGATTCGTCGCTTGTGTTGCCGGACCGTGGCCTGTCCCATCGTTCGTCCCATCGTTCGACGGGTCGCGCCCATGGGTCACACTCCGATCAGTAAGGCGACGTAGGCCACGGCGAACACAAGCGGCGACCTGATGAACCAACGTCCGGCGTAGGTGACCCAGGCGTGAGCCCATCGGTGGCGTTGGCGGGTGCTGAACCAGTAGCGGCACACCCTGGTTTCGATGTCGTGGCATCTGGCGCACATGGGGCGTAGGAACGCGAGGGGTGGCGTTGCCTGCCCGAAAAGGTACGTCAGATGATGTATCTCAATGTTGACATGCTTCACACGTCGGCACCAAAAGCAACGCTTCCGAGTCCACCATGCGGCTCGGAAGCGTTGCTTGGTGTGCACCCATTCGGGTCCGTATCCCTGTGCGAAACGATCCCAACCGGAATCGCCCGATCTCATCCGGTATTGCTCCTTTCTTAGGCTTGGACCCATCCATCAATGCGTGAATCCCATGTGCGGAGGCTCGGCTTATTGCTCCCGGGGCAAGGTGTCATCGTGCCTTCAATCATATGACGGGTAACCTTGGAGGACAACGGCTTGAAGACACGACCTATTCCCACGTTGGGAGCCGACGACATCAGGCCCATGAGTCGATGACACTCGCAACACTCACCCTTGAAACGCACGATCCTATTGCTGGTCACTTGAACTCCCTTCCGTTTCGCTTCCCGTTTCACGTGAAACAGGATAGACGTGGGGGATGCGTTCGATTTTCTCAGGCAAGATGAACGGGTTCGCTTTTGCCATCCCCTGCCAAGTGAAGTGACATAGCGCGCACACTGGGTGACGCTTTTCAGCGACGTACCAATAGAACCGAGGCGGCCCGCACTCACTTTCCGAGCCTGTCTCACGCGTAATCGTTTGCGTCACGCATTCCTCGGGCGCTTCAGGTGGCTTCATTCTGCCTGCTCATTCCGTTGTTCTTCAGTCGCGCGCACCCCATGCACCCACACCACCTCCGCGTAGTCTTCGGTGTCGGTGTCGGGCCGTGGGATGGGCCGCGCGTGTATCACCTCTGCTGCGTAGCGATTCGTCTTGTCCCCAAGCGCGACGAATGCCACGTCATCCAAGACAGCTTTGATTGCATCGTTCAATGTGTGCGCCCACGCGAGATAGGTAACGTTCTTCCCCATGTTCGTTTGTATCTTCACGTCCCACAGTCGAAAGAGCAGGCGTCGGCGGACCATCGCGAGCTCGCCAAAAACCAAATCCGATTCATCGGGTAGAGTTTGCGTCGCGGAATTGACCGGGGTTACACCGGCGATAGATTCGGTATCCCGCGCGGGTTCGTCAGCCTTGACTCGACGCGTGACCTCCGCAGCAGCAGTCATCCATGCCGTTTGGACGATGAGCGGTAGCTCTGCCCATCCGCGTTGCCCGTTGAGTCCTAGGTACTCGGTACCGTCCATTGAACGCCCGAACGCTTCGTACGCCGCTTTACCGATCTCGCGCTCTTTCGTTGTCATCTCACTGTTCCTCTCCTTGCTTTGATAACCCTGATAACATCCACAAACCCACTCCCGAAAGACACCAGGACTTGGAGTGACATCAATCCGGTACGGACAGATTCGTCCCAACGGATGAGGAATCAAACGCCTAGTCATACGAGCACCAATCCTCGCGCCTCTACATGGCGATCAATCGAACCGGGGATATCAAACGTCTCTTCAAACATGCGCAGGCCGTTATCGATGATGTCCTGGACACGCCACTCTTCGTCGTGAGCCACTTCGAGGTACGCCGCGTCGTGCACCCAGTTGACCAGCACGCCGGGGTGCGTGGCTTCGATCCACAACATCCAATCGATACCGAACTCGGCGAGCGACGCCTGTACGAAACGGTTGAACCCCTTGTGCGCGTCCATTCGCCTTTCCTCTTCGGTGAACCACGAAAGCTTCCCGTTTTTCAGCTTGACGTAGCCGCGCGACTCAACCAGGCGCATACACTGATACACGCTGTTACGGAACTCAGGATATTCGTTCCGCCAATTCATAATGAAGTTGGTGACGCGCTGTAGCGGCCACTCGATTCCTGCCTGCCTTGACAAGAGCTGCTGAAACGTACGCGGCCCGACATCGAAGATCAGCGAAAAGTTGCCGTTCTTCGCGACCTGACGCATCAACGCCCAATCTTCCGAGCCATCGTTGACAGCACCAAGAGCTGTGATCGCCGTATGCGCGTGGAGATCGACACCCTCAACAATCATGTCAATCATCTTCTGGCATTTGGCCCAACGCGCCCCGACACGGAGCTCTGCCTGCCCCAAGTCAAGCGACCACAGATCATGCCCCTCGCGCGCGGTGACAAGCTCACGGATCGTCGGACAACCCTCGGGCAACCGGTCGCGTATCTGATAGTCCTTCGGAACGGCGAGCAGATTGATGCGCCCGACGGAGAGCCGCGAGCTCTTGACCGCCACCTGCCGGTAGACCGGCCGTAGCCTGCCGTCGGGTCCGATCGCGTTCGGGTAGGCCGCATACCATTTCGAGTAGCTGTCGCCAAGCTTTTTCCAACGATCATATTCGGCCGCGTATTTGACCTTGTCACGTTTCATCTTGCCGACGATCTCGGACGTGAGTTGAATCTGCCCGGTTGGGGTCATGCTGTACGGTTGGTGGCGGGTTCGCCGAGCCGCACCATCACCGATGATCTGTTCAAAGAAGTAGTGCCGCGCATGGTTGATGGTGATGTCGTTGTGTGGTTTGCCGGGGGCTGTGCCGAACGGGAGCGCGGCGGCGACGATCGCTTGTTCGTCAAGGATCGAGCTCGCCGCCTGTAGGCAACCGGCCGCGTTGAATCCGATTCCGCGTTGTTCCATCGCGTACAGCACGCGGCGTAGTTCCAGCGCGCGGTAGGCCCATTCTTCAACGCGGGTGGCTCCTGGTCGGAAGTCACCGAGCTGCCTCGCGTCGCCCAACCACTGATCCTGTTTGATCATGAGTCGGAGGGTGAGTTCGGCGTCGAGCGAGGCGTACCGCGCGATAACGTCCCAGTCGATCAGGTCGTATCGTCCGGTCGGTATCCGATGTTTCTTCAGATACGTCTTGATGATTCGTTCGTCTTCGTTCTCGACACCTGGCGTCCAGGGCAGTCCGGGACGCGGATTGGTGATCCACAGTGCCGGGTTGAGTAGGCCGAGCCGTACCGCCGTCGCTTTCAGCCCGACGGATTCCACGGGCCAGATCTCACGGCATACCAGCATGGTGTCCCACACCACGTTTGGGCTGAGTTCCAACCCTGCCCAGTCGCCATCCTCGCGGGCTACTCCCGCGCGCATCTGCGGACAGTCGTGGTTCGCGTTGTGCATCACAAGGTTGCGGTCGGCGAGCCACCCAAGCAGACATCGCCATTCGTCGCTGTCAAGGTTTACCGCAACATCATCGAACAACCCGAGCTGGCCGGTCCATTCGGGTTTCCATTCGGTGACACCTTGGTTGAACGGAAACACCCGCGTCTCAATTTGATCACTCTCGGGGAGCATCCACGCGAGTGAGACGATCGAGACGCGGGCGCCATCGTCGATGTGTAGGCCGGATCCTTCGGTGTCGAGCGCAACCACGATGTCATCTGGCAAGTCGGGTAGTTCACTAGGCCGATCGATGGTCATTCTTAGATCATAGTCGAACCTTGACCCCTGGTCACGGTGTTGCCCGAGGGTCAAGCTCGAATGTCGTCCGCGATCCTGCCGGCCCGCCCGGACACCCCCTCGCGGGCGGCTAGTTGAGGGTGTGTGCTGGCACATTCCATCGGGGGGTGGGGGTGGTGGCGTCGAACGTGACTGGTTCTATCTCGCCTGTCCGCTTGTTGATCGCGAAGACCACCGCGAAGATCGAGCCGTTGGGACCGAACATCATCATTGATGTTCGTCGTTCGACGGTGGCGACGCCTTGGATCGGGTCGTCGAACGTCACGACTCGTCGGTGCTCCGACATCCCCCCTGACATAAAGACACCGTTCGATTGCAATAAGTCACAAGCACGACACACGATCATCCCTATCTGATCTTGATCCACCCGAGAGAAGATCCACTAGTCCTTTTCGCGCGACCCGGACGGGCCAGAGCGACCACACACGCCATTCTTGCCGCCCCGCGTCGCCGTGAGCGCCTCAAATCCCTGACTTGGACAAGAGGGCCGGGACCAAATTGTGATCTTGTTAGGAGGGCTCTGAGCCGTTCTGCTCCGATGCGGTGAGTAGCCATCGTTTCGCCCGTCCGTCGACGTCGTCGATCACACACGCAACCCGTCGGGCCGCGTGTAGGGCTCGCAACGCGGAACGCACCGAATCGTTGCTCTTTCCGGTGAACACCGAAAGTGTCCGCACTGTGAAGCCGTGAGCCGATTCGACGGGATCCGCGAGCCCCGCCCGTTGCATGGCATGCATGATCGCATCCTGTACGGGGGTGTTGGCGATGGCGACCGGGATCGCGGGGTCGAGCGATCCGGCGTCGACGGCCAACCGGAGTGCCCGGGTGGCCTGCGCTTCGAGCTCGGCTATCTCGCGGTGGATCTTCCGGAGCTTGCGTACCCGGTCCCGCTTCTGATCGTCGAGCCAGAGCAGGTACCGGGAGTGTCTGGCCCGCTCGTGGTCGAGTTTGGCGACTCGTTGCCGGCTGTCGTACGGCAGCATCCGCAGCAGATGATCGGGGAACGTGGCCTCGTTCGCGGGAGTGGGCTCGTCGCGCGGCGGCAGGGTCACGGTGAGCTCCCCTTCGGGTAGCGCCGCGATCCTGGCCTGTATCCGGGCCTCTTCGGCATGAGCCGGCCCGTAGGCCGCTTCCCACGCGTCGGCTCTGTCCTGGACGGCAGTCCAGTCCGCTTCAGCCTCGACCGCGCGCCAGTCCGCCGGTCCGAGTCCGCCGGCCCGTTGCCGGCGTTGTTCGTCAACCCGCTTCTGAAGGTCACCAACCGGGTCAAGATAGGTCGTACCGGGCAATCCTCGTTTGGATGCGACGTTGGTTGCTTCCTGAAGCCGCTGGCGCTCATGCTCGGCAGCCAATTGATCATGGTCTGGATCATGCATTTGATCTTCCTTTCAAGATCGGGTACCCGGGGACACCGTTTCTGAGTACACACACACACCTTTTACAGAAGGACGAATATAAAATTGACCACCAAGGGGTACCCCCCTCCCCTCACTACTATACAACTAGAGGCCCTCTCACACACACGTCATACATCCACATCTACCATGTACCTGATCTATCTTTCTTATATATACCAAGGGATACAGGGGTGTACCTAGGGGGGTACCCAAGGGTGCCCCTGGGGGTGGCCGTGAGCTTCTGGAGGTGGTCCCCCAGCTCTCTCTCTGGCTAATTGATCTTCTACCGTTCATAGAAGATCTTTTAGCCATTCCACACAGTTAAGATCGCTAGTTATGACTCACAGTTACGGCCACCCACCAATCCGTGATGGGCCCCTTGGGGACGGGTGTCCCGGCCTCTAAAGGCCACTCAGGGGGGTGTCCGGAGGGAAGTTCGGATTCGAGCCCGGCGGACGCGGACGCTCACGAGCGAAGTCGGTACGGGCCAGCACTACCGCCGACACCGCATCCGGTAGCCGCCAGTACCGAGCCCGCCGCCGCTCGTCCCCATCGATCCGCAACCGCATCGAGTCCGTGACCGCGTTGGTGATGCCCAGGCGCCTCTTCTGCGCATGCAAAGCCGCCGCGTCGTCCGTTCTGGCCTCGACCGTCCAATGTTTTTCAGCCATATAGGCAATCATCCGTTCGGGGCTGAACAGGACCACGAACGGGCCGTCGATTTTGAGCTGCCGAACGATGACCGGCGGAACGAGACCACGATTATCGGTCACCAATTCGGACGGGAAGACGCACGCGGTCAGCATCTTGGGCAACAGCTCCAACACGAGTCTGTTGTATCCGTCCGCGCTAGCGTCCCTACTACCTACCCACGCATCCACATATCCGATCCATTTCGGGTCGTCGGTCATTACGGACAAAAGACGCGCCCCGAGTCGCAGCAGCGCGATCTTGTCACCGGTGCGACCCGAGAGTTCACCGCGCAACGTGTTCCAGTCCTCGACCACCCCCCCGTCCACACTTCCATTTACGCCACCCGCCGCGAGCTGATCGAACGCCTGCCCCGCGAGGCGCAGCACGTCCGCCGACAGCACCGTGAGATCGGCGGTACCGACCCGGTCCACCGAGGGGTAGCGGCGCATCAGCGCCTTGACGTCGTCCCACTGGCTACGTCCAGGCTCGCCTGGACGGACCGACAACCGACCTTTGATCTCGGGAGGTTCGATCAGCACCACCCGTTCGATCATGGCCTGTTGGCCGCCCAGAGCGAGCGTCTCCCCGGACAGCAGCAACGACCCGCGTAGCACCGCGTCGACCGTGTCAACGCGGTTCTCGCCTTTCTTCGAGACCGATGACGATGACGCAACCGCGCGGACGATCTCCTGATAGGCGTCGGGTTTCGTCGCGTCATCCACCCACACGATGCCCGCGTTGTTCACCCGCAACTCGTCACGCAGAACGGGCACCGTCGGCACGGTAGGCCCCTGAACGTTGCCGGAAAGGGAAACAAGCAAGGCGAACATGCCGGTTGTCTTAGCGGCGCCCGATGGCGCCTCGATACCCATGATCGGGAAGTGGGAGACGTCGGTAAGCCGGGGGCGTACCAGTGCAGCCGCCCACCACGCGCCGAATATCGCGGCGATCGTCTCATCATGAAAGGTGAGTACCTCTCGGAGAACCGACCTGGCCTCTTCGAGGCCGCGTGAACCGTACCGGTAACGCTGCGAACCCTTCGCGGGTATCCGGGGACGGATCTCCTTGTGGTCGCCGATCGTGTCCGAGTCGGCCCGGATGATTCCCTCGTAGCAGATGAATTCGTTTCCGTGCCAACCGAGCGAGGCGGCTACCGCGTATTCGGCGGGTTTCTGGGATTCGAGATAAAGCCTGAGAGCCTCCCCGGTCGGAATCGCTTTCGCCTTACCGGCGATGGTGGTCGGCGGATGGATACCAGACCCATGACGCGCAAGCCACCGTCGCAGCGCTTTACCGTCTGCAAAAACATCGGAAGACAACCGATCCAATACTGTTGATCCGTCTGGCTTTGAAACGAGCACGTCGTACACACGTTCGGACTCAGAATCACCTTGTGTGACACCTGTGGCAAGGAGATCACAGTCAGCCCATTCTCCAAGGCTCGGACTGAATCCGCCGGAAGCGGTCGGGACCGCCGTGACCACCAAAATCCGTTGCCCATCGCCGGTCAGCCATCCACTTTCTGTTGTTGGTGCCTTGGTCGAGTTCGCGCCGTTGGCTGTCGCGCGCTTTCTTTCTTCTGTCAGCCATACCGAGCGGGTGGTTTTGTCGGTGTTCTCACGGGCCTGCGGGTGGTCCGACAGACCCTCGATCGCATATACGATGTCACGGTAGAATTCAAATGGCTTCCCGGCATCGTGGAACAGTGCGGCGAAGTGCCCGCATACTTGCGTGTACCAGTTGTTACCGCGTTGCGGGCTGTCGGGCTTGACCGCGAGTAGCTCTCCGAGTTTGGAGCGGGTCCCGACCCCTATAGCACTCCCCGAGCTCCCAGGGCTACCGCCCATCGAGCCACCGGCACCCGAGCTCGCCGCCAGACCTGGCACGGTGTCGAGCCCGGCATGCGCCCGCGAGAGCAGGACATCCGGGAGTTTCGGCCACCACCCGTCGGTGTCGGTGCGCCCTGGCCACACCCCCGGCATGTTCACCCAGACGTAGCGGTGCCCCGATTCGTGCAAGGAGGGTGGCGTGACGATGCCACCGCCACCTGATCGCACTTCACATTCGATAAGGGTGCCTTCGTACGGCTTACGGAAAGACCAGTTATCAGCCTCTTCCCGCCATGCGAAGTAAAAATGCCATCCCTTCGAGGTTTTGGCTTTCGGTCCGTCTTCGAGGCCAGGAATACGCGCACGCCAGAAAGTCAGGGTGTCATCGTTGTCCGTGTCTAGCACGACGATGCCTGAGACTTTCCCAGCTACCACCCAATAGTTGGTAGGAAGGACGAACCATTGACGGATCTGTCCTTCCGGAACCATTTGATCCTGAAACTTGCGCCATTCAATGATCGGCTTTTTCTTGCGCAACGGGGCGGGTAGAACGTTGAGGCCCCAACCGCGTAGTTGCAACGCCGCTTCAATGTTCTGATTGCCCACTTCACACGCTCGTTTCTTGGAGACAACTACGGCCGGTAGCCGCCGGACGCAGCTACCGGCCGTAGGCCGAACATCAGCAGACAATCAGTCCCATGCGGCCGATTCGTCGGCACTGGCCATCTTCGAGACGGTACCGCCAGCGCCTCCCGCCGCTACGGCGCCCGAGCCCGGAAGCAGAGCGATGATCTTGTTCTCCTGTTCGCCTTCGGCGCCCTTGTACTTCGCCTTGACGCCGATGTTCGCGAGGCACTCGGCGTCGATGAACTCACGGTCTTCGGACTCGAAGGTTAGTCCGTGCGCACGGAACGGCATCGCCATGAGCGAAGCAGCTTCCGGGGCGTACGACGCGGTGTGCCAGAACTTCGCCCGACGGACCGCCCGTCCCTCACTGTCGAGCTGGTCAGGAACGATCTCGTACTCCCATTCGGCTTTGAGCGCGTCCGGGTCACTCTTCAGCGGAATTCCGAACGAAACCTTGGTGCAGCGCACCCGGTAGATCCCCGGGAGAATCGGCTTGAAGCCCGTCGACACTTCCGACTGTTCCGCCGTTTGCGCGATATTTTGCGGCAACCTAGGCATGACTGTACCTTTCGTGAGACAAACAGTGTCAAACATTGATGTGTTGTTCGAGAAAGCTAAGAGCCGGCAGGCACCTTTACAACCCTCACGTAGTGGTTTTTCGACGGACGTTTCGTAGTTACCCGTTCGGTCCGGGCAACCCTGCCGGCCTTCCCGGTCACGCGACGGTTGGTTCCGCTACCGCCGCGATCTCGGGAGTCTGGGTCAGCACGGGAGTCTGCGCCATCGCGCGAGCCTTCGCGAGCTGAAAGATCTCATCGGTGTCTTTGGTGAGCGTGCCGTTGATGTAGGCGAGAATGCGCGTGAACGTCGCCGAAGGCATGCGCTTAGGGAGATCAGCGCTGTTCCGATCCTTGCCTCGGTACTTGCCGCCGTGCGGCACGGTCCAACCGGCGTACAACACGTCCGCGTTCTCATCATCCGAACCAGTGACGGCCACGGTGTGAACGAGCACATCCACAAATCCCGGGATCTCACTCATCAGTGCGGGGTTGACCGCCGGCCCGTACGCCACCTTGCCGTCCGGGTCACTGTCGCGCCGTTCCAGCGCGGTCAAACCGAAGTGGCAAGGCAGAGCTCGAAACTTGCGCAACAGATCCGAAACCTGATTGGTGGCGACGCCGTAGTCCGACCGATCGGTGAACCATCGGTCGCGGGCCTTCGAGGTCCCCCGGTTCTTCGTGAACTGCCGTTCCCGTTCGGTGGCGATCAGGATGCGCACGATTTCAGTGAGGCTGTCGAATCCGACACCGGCCCACGAATGGGGGTCCGCGAGGAGATCGGATTTCATGCTGTAGTAGACCGCTTCGAGCCCGTCGAACGAGAGTTCCTCGCCTGCGAGGGTATTGGGCCACGGGATGATGTTGTCGGTGTCGATGCCTCGCTTGCGCAGAGCCCGTGGCTTCGCGCCAGCTTCAGCGTTCACGAGTAGCACGCGGCCGAGATTGGCCATATCCAGGAGGTTGGTCGTCTTGCCGGTGCCTTCCTGCCCGTAGAATCCGAGCGTCAGGAAGTCGGTTTCATCAGACAGACCCGGGAGGGCGCCCAGATTGATCCGTGCGGGACTGGTCGAGCTCGCCGGGGGTGCAGCAGCTACCGGGCGGATATCGGGGACCTTCGGTTCGCCTGTCGCTACTGCCGTCTGAACCTCGGGCGATAGTGCGGGGGTCGCAGCTTTCGGCATAGGGAAGACTCCAATCTCAATGTCTGCCCATCATGGCACGGCCTTGACCCCTGGTCAAACCCCTGGTCTAGTCGCCCTCCTCCTCGGTTATTGCGCCCTGTCGCTCAAAATTCTGTCGGAATCCCTGGTCAAAGAGGTAGCCTCGCAGGTCGGCAAATCCCTTGCGTGAGGCAATATGTGCTCCGGAGAAGTCGCAGGCCCGTTGGCACCACTCGGGGTCGGGAGACGAGGGAAGATCGCCACTCTCCTCGGGGTTCCACCCGTAGGCGAGCCCGAGCATCTTGGTGGCGTCGATGGCGAGCATGACAAGTTCGTGATCGGTTTTGTCGAAGAGATGTCGTTTCACGTAGTCGCGCGGCGTGTGCCCGTTATTGGCTTTCCACGCTGGCATACCCGCCGCTAGGAGCCTTTCTCGTTCTGCTGCCGCTTTCTTCGTTTCCTTATCGACGTGCCGGTAAGTTGAAGTCCATATCATCATCGACCCGAAGACGTTCTTACCGAGCTGCCGAAGTATCCACGTGTACAGCCCGAACTGATCGTTAAGGTCGTTGAGTTTCGAGCCTGGATCGCGGGAGCCCGACTTGTGATCGACGATCCATATCTGATTGACGACCTGATCGAGCACAACTAGGTCGACAAACACCTTGCAATCGAAGTTGGACTTTTGGCCGTCGGTGCGAGGCAACCATCCCACGGCGTTGTATTCAACCGCGAGAATAGTCCAATTCGGCGTTAGGTCGTAAACCGTGCAGTAGTTGTGATACATCCATGTGAGTTTGTCGATGACATCATCGTGGTAACCACCGTTCGTTAGCTGCGCGGTAGCGGCTTCGGCGACCCGCAACGTTTCAGCGGTGTCGTATTGCCAGTAACCCCCCGCGCGGGGTCCGGTGTCAGCTTCGAGGCGCTCCCGTTGGATGGCGAACAGCTCCCGGAAGTGCGCGGCCATGACTTCATGCCATGCGATACCGAGTGCTCGCGGCCCGCCGACGTCGTCCTGTGTCCAACGCTCCTTGTAACCAAGCTGCCATTTCAGAAGGCATTGACGCATCATGTTGATTTCGGACCACGACACGGTGATCCTGTCTTCGCCGGTCATACCGGAGGCTCCTGAGTCCAGATGCGCCGCTCGTCTTGCTCGCGCTTTAGCTGCTCTTTTGCCTCTTTGAGTTCGGTAAGGATCTTACCGATTGTTTTATCCGCTTTCGTGGCCGCGCGGATACGATCGTGACGAATCACGAACGAAACCATTTCACGAATGGATAGAAAAGAGCAATCATCGTGGGACAAAAGCGCTTCGAGTGTTTCGTTCAGTTCATCATCGGACAGACTGATTGGACGAGGCATGGGGATGCCCGAGTCAGCATCAAAATCGGGAGTCATACCGCCATGGTAGGCCGGGCTTGACCCCTGGTCAAAGGATCGCGGCGAAATCGCGTTGCGGCAGAGCCTTGACCTGATGATCCGTCTTGCGTTGAAGCAGATCTTGCATGGCGCGGTCGACGCCCGGCGAGACGAGGCGCACCACCGTGACCGGCCGCTCCTGGCCCGGACGGTGCAACCGCCGCATCACTTGCGTGTTTTTGTCTGGTCTCCACGAATGTTCGACGATGATGAGCATGTCCCCGGCGGTCAACGTCAGACCTTCGCTCACGGTCTCGATCTGCCCCACCAGAACGTCTAATCTGCCAGCTTGAAAGGATTCCATCGCGTTTCGTCGATGGGAAGCGGACGGTGTACGGCCCGAGATTTCAGCCCATCTGAGTTTACTAGCCGTCAACCGCGCTTCGATGGCATCCAAAGTCGAGCGGAAGTTGGCGACTACCAACGTCGGTCGCGAACGCCCTTCGAGGA